ATGGTATAGTACTTCCTATATAAATTGCCAATGGTACTTTTTGTAACATTTCTTGTTGTTGTTTAGCTTCGTTAGCTCTTTGTTCTGATTGTTTGTTTCTACTCAAATCATCCAATGTTTCTCTTAATTGAGTCATTAAATTATCTTTCTCAGTTTGAGCTTCACTTCTTAATGCAGCTCCATCTAAAGATATCTCTGCACCAGGAATTGGAATAGTTGAATATTTCTCTCTAATAGCTCCCAACATTTCTTTTACCAATGCTAATGTATATTTTCTAATCCACTGCTTACCTACATCATTAATGTTACAATATGGAAGGAAATCATATCCTATGTTAGAATAATCCGCAACTACATTTTTTTGTACATGAGTTGAATTAGTAACAAAATCCTGTCTAACCATATAATCAATAAAGATATTAGGAACATTTGCAATTGAAGTTCCAGTTGGTCTTGGAAATACAGTAAGTTTATTGTCTACGATATTAAATGTAAATGCTGATTTACGGAATTGGTCATTAAATTCAATAGCTTGTATTCTTAACATATCTTCATAAACAGGCATCAATACAAATTGAGCTGCTGGAGAGAATGAACCAAATCCAAATTCATCAATCAAGTTTAATGTACCTTGTCCAGAAACTGAATAAGGGTCAAAGAATCTATTAATAGCTGGAACTGGGTCGTTGTAAACCTTAACAACATCAATTCTTTGTCCACTTTCGGATACTTCGGAAATTAATTCTTTAAGGTCATACACCTGTTGGTTTTCTACCAAAGGTATTTTAATCTTTTTATAATCGGTATTCCCACCCACACCAACTAAGCTACCATATGCATCCGAAATTTGAATTATTGTTGGTAAATTAGTACCTGCTACTAATTGTTGAGAATAGTTAGTACCAGTTGGTCTACCTTTTAAGGTATCCAAATTATTACGAATGTTAAATTGATTTACTTGTGCTGAGTATTCTGAAATAGATTCTTCAAAACATGCATAAAAGTTTTCATCCACCAATTCAATATTTTGAATAGGAAATCCTAATCTTCTAGCACACCAAAGTGCCATTTTAGGAGCATCATCTTGGAATGTATAATCATCATCATAAATCCCAAAAGGTGTTTGACCTGGGAAAAACGAAGATGAACCAGGATATATTAATGTTTCTGTTACTGAAATTGCCATTTTATAAGTACTTATTTTATCGTTACCTATAAATATTAGAAATCAAAAGAATAGTGTTTGAAAAGAATTATCGTACCCAGTACCAAATAATACCAGGGTAACCCATACCCACATCGTTTTGCCAAGGTGCAGGATTCCAACCATTATCTGATATTAATGTTCCCCACCATGCTCCACTATCATCATGCGTTGTAGTCATAATGGCCTGTGCTATTTTAAAATCAGAACTAACAGAATACCAAGGCATTCTATGTTCTATACCTTGGTCGTTGTAATCCCAAGTTCCACTATCAGTTGGGAATTTTTGTATTTCAGTTATATTTTGTCTAAATCCACTTGAACCATTTATCACATCACTTCCAAAATACACAGAACCAGTTGATATATATTGTCCATAATCTACTGAACCGGTAAAACTATAATTTTCATTTGCTCTCCATATTCCACCATAATGTCCTCTAGTATTTGCATCCATCATATATTGGAAACCTGAAGGAGAACTCTTTATGTAATCTGCCCACCCAATAATACTATAATTTTGAGTATCATCTCCATTAGCTACAGTTGCTAATGTTGTTGGTGGTGTTGTTTGATGTTTAAGTAATGCTTCTGCTTCACTCCAAACGGTATAATTATTTTGTAATATTAATGTCCAACCACCACCTGCTGTTGTCATATCTGCGTAAATTTGGAATGGTGTACCTCCATTTATGTTATTATTTTTAATCCAATATAATCCATCTGTTGATGATGGAAAATCCGTTTTAATTTGATATGCAGAATCTCCAGCAGATTGTGGACTTAAACCATCTTTTGTAGGTGGTTTTGGTGTAAATCTTATTTGATTTGATAATGAGATACCTTTTATTTTAAATGTAATTGGCATATACCTTAATTATAATAATCGTTCAACAGTAATTGAACCATAGCTACCTTCATTACCTTCATCCGCAGAATTGTAAGAACCATAAAAAGTAGCTCTATATATTCTATTGTTTGTTAAATCTTGTATTCTAACAATAGCACAATCACCAGGTCCTAGTGGAGAACATAATCCATAATATCCACCAGTATTAACAATACTTGTAGGTCCTTGACTACTATAATCAACACCAGCTGAATTTGTGCATCTTTCCACACCCCATATAGTAAGATAATCCGGATAACCATTTGAATTATTACCACTAGCTATCATACTTGGTGCTCCACTATTATATGGGTCAAACATAAAATTGTAACTTTCATATGAACCCGTTTGAGGTACATTAGTTCCCCAAGGTGAAAGTGGTCCTGTTGAAGTTGTTGTACTTAATAATGGTTTTAATTCCTCAGCTATATTATCATAACTATCATAAGTAACCACACTTCCAGAACGTGTCATTACATATGAACCCGTAGTTTGAACCATCGTACCATAACTAACATCAATTTGGTCTGCGTAAAATGTTCCAGTTTGATTTATTGAACCAGTTATAGTTAAATCACCACTTTCTATAATTAAATCCGTATTAATAGTATCAATAGTCCCATTATTTACAATTGTAGAAGATACTATTAAAGATGAAGATATATTTACTGAACCGCTAATTACCATTGAACCATTAACATCAATACCACCAGGTGTTGTTAATGTATCGTTTATTCCAAAATTCCAAATACCACCCTCACCAAATGATAATGATGATGGAGATGTACCAAATGAGTCATAATAAACATTATATGTTCCATCTCCATTTGAAGTTACACCAGGATATAATATTGTTGCGTAACTTGATAAATTAAAACTATCATATACTTTATTTCCAACACCAATCAATCTATCCAATGGTAAAGGACTAGAAATATAATAAACCGCAGGTAATCCCCCTCCCGCACTATTACCATCTATTATTGAATATGGTCCTATTTTATCAACTACAATATTTCCTTCGGATGGTATTGTTAAAGAACCACTTTTATCAAATTTCCATCTTTTACCAGTAGAATAAGCATCAGGAATAATATCATTAGTTCCAATTACAATTTCTCCATTTGTATTAGTTCTTACATATTGACTATCATTTCCTAAAAATAAACTTGTTACTGATAAATCTCCACTTGTTAAATGTAAGTGATTTCCTTCACTTACTGTTGGGTAAATTTTTAATTGTTGATTTGCATCACTCCCACCATGCGGAGTTAATGTTATAGTATTACCTAGTCCAGCAGGACTACTATCTTCTTTAATCGTTCCCCCAACAGGTAATATTAAACTATTAGTACTTCCTTCAAATTTCCAATTAAATCCACCTGCCGATGGTACTCCATTTGTTAAACCTTCATCAGAAGTAGATATATAAAGATTATTGTTACCATCATCAACAATCATACGAACATTAGTACCACCAACCATTGCTAATGCAGTATCAGGATTTATCCAAATATTATGTCCACTTGGTACACTAATAGTATCATATGTTGTTCCATCTTCATCATTTGTTCCTAATGTAAATGAACCACTAATTGTTTGCGTTCCAACAAAAGTATTAGAACCAGTTGTTGCAAATGAACCAGTTGAATTAATTAATAATTGTAAAGATGAAGTTGTTGCGAATGAACCAGTATCAAATTTACTACCAGTTAAATTATTTGCATATATATTTCCACTTACAAATATAGAACCACTTACATTAATATTTCCCTTTGTAATGTTTAATGAACCAGAAGTTACTGTTGAAGTATTGTTAAAACCAATAGTAACATCGCTAGGAAGGAAAGATTTTCCATCATAATTAAATATCCAATCATTTTGAGTTGCACCATCTTTTAAAATTCCTATTGCTGCAATTGGTCCATCGGAAAATGGATATCCAACGATTTCATTTCCAAAAAAAGATGAATTATTGGATGGAACTGATGGAGTATCAGTAACTCCAAAAATAGAATATGAGTCTGATGTAACCGATACACCTGCTCCATAAGAACCACTTGCTCTTACATCAAATGAATTAGGACTTGTATTTGCAAATTGTCCTATTGTAAAAGCTGCCCCTGCTGTTCCAGATGTTCCACTTAAAGATAAACTACCACTAAAATTTATAGTATTTGCTGATATTTTTAAATCAGTTGAAGAATATAGATGAGGTATTCCGGCATCTACAATTGTAAATCCGGATGAAGTAACTCCACCTTGTATTGTTTGATTTCCAATAAATGTATTAGAACCAGTAGTTGCAAATGAACCGGTATTACTAAAACTTATGTTACTTATAGAAGCACTTAAGCTATTAATTTCTGCCACCAAAGAACCAGTATTGATTACAGGTGCTAATGGTGGTAAATGAGATAATGGTATTTTACTACCACTATCCAATGGAGCATATCCATTTGCTCTACCCCTATTTATTTTACTTTCAAACATATTTGTTTATTATGCTGCGTTTTGTCCGTTGTATCCTGCTAAAACTAATTCTTTAACTCTATCTACTACTTGTTCATTTGTCCAGTTTCCAATTGCATCATATGCAGCACCTTCCCATAAAATGAATAATCTATTTTTAGTAGTCATTGCTGCGATAGTTTTAGTCATTGGATTATCAATTATTTTTCTAATCTCAATATTTTTTGCTTTAATTTCTGCACCACCAACTGTCTTAACTGCAATAGAAGACTCAAAATTTACCAATAAACCCTGTGGTTCTGGTGTTTGTGATTTTGGTTTGTAATTTGTATTTGCCATTTTTATTTATTTGTTTTTATTAATCGTTATATAATTCTGCATCCGAATACCATTTACCACTTGTCCAAACTGCTTTTGTCATATTTTTCCAAATGTAAGTATTTCCACCATCAGTTACATTTAATCTTGCAAATGGTTTAATTGCTCCACTGTGGTCTCCTAAATTATATGCATATCCTGTCATTACTATATTAGATGACCATAATTCAAATTGTTCAGGAGTTATTGTATGAGAACCATCACTTTTTAATATAAATGTAAGTTCTTGTCCTTCATATTCTCCATCAGGTAAATGATAAGTTTGGAAAGTACTAATACCACTAATATCAAATGTGATAATATCTCTACTACCAAAATTAATATTTGGTCTACCACCAGTTGTTCCATTAGAACCAGATGGGTCTTGTAATTGTGTATTTTGAAAATTACTAAATCCTCTACTAACAGTTGCATATTGTAAAGATGAAGTTATTGTTGTATTACCTATACCACTACTTTGTCCAATTTCAATATTACTAAATTCAACAGATGAACCAGATATAGTTAAATCTAAAAATCCAGAATCTTCACCAATTGAAGCATCATTTATTCCACAATAATTATAGATATTGATATTTCCTACATATGTATCTCCGTTAATATGAATATCATTAAAATAAGAATAATTTCCTAAAGTTACATAAGTAACCTCTGAATCAGATTTAACTGAAAAATTCTGCATATTAGAATTAGCACCTATTGTTATATTATTTATTCCAGAACCAGCATCTATTTGATGATATCTAAAATATGAACTACTTGCTAAAGTTATAGTGTTTAATCCCGAACTATTACCAACCGATATTTCAGCTATTTGTGAATTATTTCCTATTCCAGTAGCAGTTATTACGGAATTGTTTTCCATAGATATTTTAGAAAATGTACCATATGAATCAATTCCCATACAAATAATATTGGAATCATGTTTCATATCAATATATTCAATATATACACCATCGTTTGTACCAATATATTCTATCACAGAATTTCCACCCATTGTAATATATTGAATATTATTATTGATACCAAATTCCATATCTCCAAAATATGAATTATTTCCAACTCTAATATCACATGCTTGCGAATTATCATATAAATCAATATGTTCAAAATCTGCACCACTTTCTAAATAAATTTTGAATATTCCACTAAAATTATATAAACTCAAATACCCAAAATATGCATTGGAATCTAATGTAATATCATACATATATGAATCAAAATAGAAAAATAAATTACGGAATGTTGAATTTTGTCCAATTGTTATATTTTTTAATAAATTCCCACCATCATCCATATCATATCCGTATATATTATACAAATATGCACCACTTTCAATTTTTATGTTACTAATAGTACTACTAAAACCCAAATATAAATTATATATTCCACAATCTTTTCCTATTGTTATATCATACATAGAAGTTCCCCTGCCCCAATAACGTACATCAAATTCACCACCATCCGAATCAACTGATATTCCCATAAGTTGATTATGATTGTATCCATTATAGTTAGGGAAGTTTACTAAATTGTAAATGTATCCATTATTAATTGTTACTTCGGTTACATTTTGATGTCCCCAAGGAAAATATCTAATTGCGTTAAATCCCCAATAACCATTTGTTACAGCCCATTCTGCTGATACTTCATTACCATATGCATCTGCTCTATATGAGATATTATCAAATTCATATTCATATTTAATTTTATCTGCAACTAAAACATAATCATCCGTATTGAAAGGAACAATTTGCCAATTTGTATTATCCAAATATAATGCATCATCACCACCAAATTGAGTACCAACTTGTCCAGTTAAATTTCTATGAACTAATCCACCATATATTACTTTATCACCAATATTGTAAGATGATGTGTAATATGCGTAATCAATACTTGCGCTTGTTGGGTTAGTATCACTTGTTGCGATAAATGGATAGTTGGCAGGATTTTCAAAGAATTTAGTGTGAGAATCTTCAGGCATCGATAAAGTCATACTTGCTCCACCAACATTTCCTACTAAATGACAATAAGAAGATGTTCCGTTTGCATTTAAATAAATGTAATCATCATGTGCAAAATATCCATTAGAAGTTGTGAAATTAAATCTATTTGTACCATCCCAAACTTTAAGACCTAAACTTGATGTTGAGTTTGAATACTTCGGGTTCCAAAATAAACCCACACCATCGTTTGATAATGAAGATGTTGTTACGGCTTGTAAAATTACTCTAGTTCCGCCATATTGAACTTCATTAAAACTTCCAGATGATGCGTTGGTAATCATATAAAAAGTACCAATACTTAAAGCACCGGCATTAATCATATCATCCATTTCCATTTTGGTAACTTCGTTAATTCCGCTACCACCACCATAGTAGTTTCCGTTTGAGTCTTTTACTTTGATTGTATTATCCGATGCGTCTATAAACAAATTATACCCACCTGCTATTGGTAAATCTAATTCTGCGGCCACTTGCCCTTGTAATTGAATGTATTGCATATTTTTATATTATTGTTCCTGTTCCTGTTATTGATGAATTACCTATTAATATAACTTCTCCACCCACACTTATCTTACCATTATTTTCAATAACACTATCTTTAAGTAATAGATTTCCACCTATAAATATTGAACCTTCTTTTTTGAAGTATTTGTTTGGAGAGTATTCTATTTCCTCATCACTACCTTCAATTAATAAAAATCCGTTTTCTAAAATATAATCACCTGAAAAAGTTAATTGTTCAGTTTTTCTTATTAAATATGAGTCGTATGTGTTATTCCAATTTGTATTTGCTGATAAATTTGTTAGTTGTCTACCATCTCCTAAATATGCCGATGCCGTTACAGCTGCCGTATATTTTACAGTGTTTTGTCCACCCGCATTATTCTCAATTGAGAATGATGTAGTAGCTTGTGTTTGAGCATCTACGAAAATAATTGAACCATGTGATATATAAAGGTCTTTCCAAGCATTTGTTGCAGAACCTAAACTAAATGAAGATGTATAAGTTCCATCACCCGTTGTTGGTATGATTGAACCACTTATATATTGAGAACCACTAAATTGATTTGAACCAGTTGTTGCGAATGTTTTATCTACACCATTAATAGATGCCGAAAATATATTATATTCCGCTCTAGTTATAAAATTTTGAGAAGTTATATTTTTGATTTTCCAATACGTCCCTGTCCACTCGTAAGTGTTAGAACTTCCACTTTGATAAATGTGTCCTATTTCTGGGTTTAAAGGGAATACTAATGCCATTTTGTTTGTTTCTTTTTAGAAATATTGAAAAACCTTAATTGTACCATTATTATCTATAAATATTTAAATTTACGTTAAGGTTGAGATTACCAGTAACTTTTAGTGTAATTGGATTATTAAATCTATTATATACTACTTTTTGAGTACCACCTAATAAAGAATTAAAATTTGTCCAATCGTTATTTTGTCCAGTTGTATAAATTGCGTTACCACAATCATTCAAAACTATATTTTTAATTTGAGATGGTGTATAATGTGGATAATATTCAGAATAAAGTGCAGCTATACCAGTTATTTGTGGAGTTGCCATTGAAGTTCCACTTATATTAACTTGCTTAAAATTTGAATTTGCATAATACGATGGTGCTGAAAATTCATTTATAGTTGATGTACAACTTAATATATTTGTACCAGATGAATATAAATCTACACCAGGCCCACTACAACTATAATAAGCTTTTTTATCCGTATTTGTATCATATACACTACTATCCAATGAACCTACCATAAATGCATGAGGTGAATATGGCGATGAACCTTGATGATAATAATACCAACCATTTTCAGTTTGTATTTGGTTATTATAATCCGGACCTGCCGATGTATCTATTTTAAAAGTACTATTTCCCGCTGCTATACAAACAATAACACCAGCATCAATTAATTCTTCCACATCAACATCAACCGAACCTACTCTTATTGGAAATGAATATGAAGTTCCATCAAAATTATTTATAATACCATAATTAGTTTGTCTATAATTTGCATTTCCAGTTGTATTACTATCTGAATGTTCTACACCTCTATAATTTACTTTTGATATTGTTGTATAATTTGCACTATATCCCCAGCTCATATTAACTATTGTTGGTCTACTACCGCCTTTACTAATATGCCAAAGTTTAATAGCATCAAAACAATATGTTATATCAATACCAGTTCCACCATCACCGCTTCCTTCCAATCCACTAACTTTTAAAGAATATACATTTGCTTTTTTTGCCCAACCATATGTTTTACCAGCAGTTATACCAGCACAATGTGTACCATGTCCACTATAATCTCTATAATGATTTGGTGATTGTGTAAATGGTAATCCACTTGCAGCTGCCCAATCTATTAATTGAACTCTACTTACTCCATTTTCATCTATAAATTCAGGATGATTAACTTGCAATCCACTATCCTGAATTACAACATCAACTCCTCTACCTGCTAAATTGTATGTATGATTTTCATTTGTAGTTGTACCAGTACCATAAGAATTTGTTAATGAATTTGCTCTTATTAATCCCCAATTTGCTACTGCCCCAACTGATGATGTAGTTTTATTAAAATCAAATATTTCCGTTGCTTTTCTTCCTATTTGTATATCCGTTCTATGTTCAGGTGGTATTTCTACACAATAAACTCTATCATCATTTTTTAATATTTCAGCTTCCGCATCAGTAAGTAAATACCAACATTGTCTTTCTGATGCAATTCTTTCATTTGTATAATTAACAGCTCTTTCAGGAATATGAGCATGATTAGGAAGTACATTTTCCATTTGATTCCAAAATGTATCATAATCAACTCCTTTTTTAAGTGCTACATTATATTCTCTCATTATTATATTTTTATCCGATGTATGCTACTGAAAAGTTATCGTTTCCATCAAATGTTACTGTTCCAGTTGTAACTATTGCATATAAAGTATCTCCAACTGCCATTTTAGTAACAGAACTACCTCCAATGTGATTTACAGTTGTGTTTGCTGCCCACTCTAACATTATTTGTGTTGTAATTGTACCACCACTATTTTTTCTTACAATAAGTTGTGCTGCTGGATTTGAATTACCGGAACATCTTGCTACAACATTAACTTGATATAATCCTGCTATTGGTGCTGTAAATGTACCAGTTGCTTGATTCCAACCACTACCTTGCGAATAGTCTGCATTCATACTACTACTAGCTATAATTGTTGGAGATGATATTGAATTACCGGCTCCACTTACTCTAAATGCTGGTCTATTTTGCATTGTCAACGAACCACTAATAGTTAAATCACCATTATTAGTTAAAGTAAATAATGTACTACTATATAAACTATTAATAATTTCTACACCACCTAAATTATTTAATCTAAATGTTTTATTACCATTTGTTGTTCCAGTATAGTTGTTTGATACTTTTAAGAAATTCAAATAACCATTACCACCATTCATATCCGAACCACTTACCCAAATTGCAGGTAAAACAGATGCGGTAGGTTGATTGATAAATAATGCCCCACTTATGTATGTAGAACCAGTTATTGTAGTTGTACCAATAGTAGTTAAAGAACCACTTATTATTGCAGAACCCGTATATGCTGTTAAAACTGCCGATGTACCAGATGTTCCTGATGTGCCGCTACTTCCCGAACTTCCTGATGTGCCACTACTTCCACTTGTTCCATTTACTCCCGATGTTCCATTTACTCCCGATGTTCCGTTTACTCCCGATGTTCCGTTTACTCCCGATGTACCCGATGTTCCAGAATTACCCGATGTACCAGACCCAGCCAATTCTATCATTTGCAATGTTGGACCATTTGCTTCTCCAAATTGGAATGTACCAGACATTGTTCCAGTTCTTAAAGTATATATGTGACTTCCAGCTGATGGTGTATCAATTACATTTACACAATATGGTATATTTAAATTTGCCCCACTTTGTTCTGCTTGGATTATGTTACCAATAGCTGAACCATCTCTATAAATTTGTAATCTAACCCAACCAGCACCTGATGTTGGATTTGCATCTCCAGTTGCAATTATTGATACAGGTTTTCCCGTTGTTGTTATTGAACCACTAACAAGAATTGTATTACTACTATTAACACCATTTACTTGAGCACCTAATACTTGAACATAATTTTGCGTTCCTGATGGTGTTATACCACTTGTTCCCGATGTGCCAGTCGAACCAGTTGTTCCCGAACTTCCTGTCGAACCACTACTTCCAGATGTACCCGAACTTCCTGATGTGCCACTACTTCCGTTTACTCCCGATGTACCATTTTGTCCATTAACTCCAGAAGTTCCAGCACTACCATTTGTACCACTAACTCCAGATGTGCCTGCAGTTCCACCACTTCCTGATGTACCACTACTTCCTGATGTGCCGGCCGAACCAGATGAACCTATTGAACCATCTTTACCAGAAGTTCCTGATGTACCACTTGCCCCAGTTATTCCACTACTTCCTGATGAGCCATCACTACCACTTGTACCGCTACTTCCAGATGAACCGGCCACTCCAGTTGCATTATTTAATGAAACAGTCCATTGAGAATATGTACCACTACCAGTTACAGTTACAGGCGGACCTATTGTTAATAAACCAGTTATTTTATCATAAGATGCTACTGAACATATTTGATGATTGTATATATCATATGCTATTATTATATCTTGTCCAATTGAGTATGATAAATCCGTTCCAATATATAATGATGTAGATACTCCTAATTGAAATGAAGTTGTTGATGTTGTTGTATATAAATCTCCAGTAAGTCCAGAAGTTCCACTACTGCCAGATGTGCCACTACTACCACTAGTCCCAGAAGTTGCGGATGTGCCACTACTTCCAGATGTTCCAGAAGTACCTTCGCTTCCTGTTGTACCACTACTCCCGCTTAAACCCGATGTTCCACTACTTCCTGATGTGCCGCTTGTTCCAGATGTTGCGGATGTACCCGATGTACCACTGCTTCCATCAGCTCCTACTAAATCATTTACAGGTATCCAATTTGTTCCGTTTGTATCTTCGTATTGAATATATAAAGTTCCTTCATTATCGTTAAACCAAAACTTCCCGTTTGTTCCAGTTGTTGGTGCCGTTTCTGCAATATAAACTGCTGCGTATTGTGCCGAAGTTCCATCAGTACCATTTGTTCCAGAAGAACCCGATGTACCAGCAGAACCAGTTGAACCATCAGTTCCCGATGTACCAGAAGTTGCTGATGTGCCCGATGTACCACTTGTTGCAGAAGTTCCAGAAGTTCCTGATGAACCACTGCTACCCGATGTTCCGCTTGTTCCAGAAGTTCCCGATGTACCATGAGCTCCTCTAAATCCACTACTACCACTACTACCACTTTTACCGGAAGTTCCTGATGACCCCGATGAACCATATCCACTTGTGCCACTACTTCCAGATGAGCCAGCAGTTCCCGATGTACCATTTGGGTCACCTTGAATACCTTGAGCACCTTGAATACCCCCAGATGATATTTTCAAATGTGTGTTTGGATGAATTATTGTAATATTATGTTCGCAGCTCATTCTTTATTTTATATTTTATTACGCATGTTGTGTTATTACTACACTTATCGATGGTGTTATTGGAGTTGTTGGTGTTGTACCTGCTGCGTTAAATGGTAACGATGCATTGGTATCTTCTAATTGATACATTATTTCAAAATGTGAACCCGATGTTATGTATAATAAATTATTCTTTGTTATTACTCTTATTAAGTTACTATCTATTGTAAATATATTATTACTAAATGGCACGTCCGCACTATCTTTTCTTAACCATATATTTCCTTGTGAATTTCCGAGATTTGTTTTTGTAACTTGTGCAGTATATTGAATATTATACCATCCAGTTGTATTTGTTGTAATATTACTTCTAGCACTACTACCAGATGCAACAATACTAAATGCTCCACTATTACTATCAATTGTACTAAATTGTGCAGGGTATGCGGTTGTTGTACTTGCTGCCGTTTGAGATGCCGTATGATACATCATTGCGTAGTTAAATTGCTTACTACCATTTAAATAAACACCATCTGATAAATTCAATGAACCAGTCACCGTCAATGAACCACTTATTACAGCAGAACCAGTATATGCAGTTAGTATTGCTGATGTACCAGAAGTGCCAGCCGTTCCACCACTACCAGCTGTGCCGTTTGTGCCTGATGTGCCACTACTTCCGCTTGAGCCGCTTGAACCAGAAGAGCCTGATGTACCACCACTTCCACTACTTCCGCTTGTACCAGAAGTTCCTGATGTTCCACTACTTCCTGCTGTACCTGATGTGCCAGAAGTTCCTGATGTGCCACTACTTCCGCTTGTGCCAGAAGTTCCCGATGTACCTCCACTACCTGCGGTGCCTCTAGTCCCAGAAGTTCCTGATGTTCCGTTTGTTGCATCTAAACCATTTGTACCATTTGCTCCCGATGTACCACTACTTCCACCACTACCTGCTGTCCCATTTGTTCCCGATGTGCCACTACTTCCACCACTTCCAGCAGTACCACGTGTTCCCGATGAGCCACTTGTGCCAGATGAACCTGATGTACCATTACCACCCGCTGCTCCATTTAAATTTATTGTCCAACTACTATATGTACCACTTCCCATTGTTTCGGAAGGAGTACCAAATGTTAATAAACCATTTCCACTATTGTAAGATATGATTGAAGATATTTGGTGATTATTTACATCATATGCTATTAATATATCTTGTGCCGTTGTGTATGATAATCCCGTTTGTACCGTTATACTTCCCGCAACTCCTAATGTAAATGATGTTGTTGATGTACCTTGGTATTTACTTCCATCATATCCAGAAGTTCCTGAAGTACCCCCACTTCCTGCTGTGCCATTTGTACCACCACTTCCCGCAGTTCCGTTTGTCCCTGATGTGCCACTACTTCCGCTCGTACCACTACTTCCCGATGAACCATTTACTCCACCACTACCAGCAGTTCCGTTTGTACCTGATGTGCCACTACTTCCGCTTGTGCCAGAAGTTCCTGATGAGCCACCACTGCCAGCAGTACCTCTAGTTCCAGAAGTTCCCGATGTGCCACTACTTCCACCACTACCATTTGTACCATCTAATCCGTTTGTACCATTTGCACCACCACTTCCACTTGTACCGGATGAGCCGCTTGTGCCAGAAGTTCCTGATGAACCACCGCTTCCTGCGGTGCCATTTGTTCCTGATGTGCCAGAAGTTCCTGATGTGCCGCTTGTACCTGATGTACCTGCTGAGCCACCACTACCGGCTGTACCGTTTGTTCCAGAAGTTCCTGATGAGCCGCTTGTGCCAGAAGTTCCCGATGAACCACCGCTTCCTGCTGTGCCATTCGTTCCAGAAGTTCCTGATGTGCCGCTTGTACCTGATGAGCCGCTTGTGCCAGAAGTTCCTGATGAACCACCACTACCTGCGGTGCCTCTAGTCCCAGAAGTTCCTGATGAGCCACTTGTGCCAGAAGTTCCCGATGAACCACCGCTTCCTGCTGTGCCATTTGTACCTCCTGAACCAGACGTACCATCACCACCACTTGCTCCTGCTAAGTTTACATTCCAAGAAGAATATGTACCACTTCCTACCGTTGTTGTTGGTGGACCTACTACTAATGCTCCAGTTGCAGGATTATAACTAACTACCAAAGATGTTTGATAATTAGAACCATTAAATGATATTAATACAGATTGTGCAACCGAATATGCTAATCCAGTTCCTATTGTTAAAGTTGTTGATGAACCTAATGTGAATGAAGATGATGATGTTGTTTTATATCTGTCTGAAACTCCGCTTGTACCATTTGTTCCAGAAGTTCCTGAGGTGCCGCTTGTGCCAGAAGTTCCCGATGAACCACCGCTTCCTGCGGTGCCATTTGTTCCTGATGTGCCAGAAGTTCCTGATGTACCACCACTTCCGCTTGTACCTGATGTACCTGCTGAGCCACCACTACCGGCTGTACCATTTGTTCCAGAAGTTCCTGAGGTGCCGCTTGTACCAGAAGTTCCTGATGAACCCCCACTTCCTGCGGTGCCATTTGTTCCTGATGTGCCAGAAGTTCCTGATGTGCCACCACTTCCGCTTGTACCTGATGTACCACCACTTCCGCTTGTGCCAGATGAACCACTACTTCCCGATGTACCACTTGTTCCAGAAGTTCCTGATGTGCCAGCCGTTCCAGAAGTTTGTGTTGTGTAAGGTGCTCCGTTTATATAAAATTCACCATTTACAAATACTTCCGAACCACTTACTTCCATTGGTATAATTGTACCATCGTTACCACTAAAGAATTGTAATTTAACATCTCCTCTAGTAACATTACCAATTAAAAAGTTTTTACCAGTTGTATATAAATAAGCATCTGATTCTTGTCCTAAGTATGTATTATATCTACTACTATTAATACCCAAGTCCACATATGCTCCAATATCATTTGTTGCAACCAAATCTGAAGATGCTGCGTTAAGATTACTTTTGTTTTGTATATTAAGTTGAAGATATCCTTGTAAATTACCACCACCAGAAATAACATCCACAGTTGATGAAGTTACAAATAAAGTTCCTTCAATTTTTTGGTTTCCAGTGAAATCATTACCACCAACCAATACTGCATAAGAACCAGTATCTAAATAGTTGTAGTATCCCAAGTCTAGCCATGCTGTTACACCATCACCTATTTTAATGTTGTTGGTGTCCATTTCAAGACCTAATTCACCTTGAGATAGTTTTGGGTTTACCGATTCCCAGTTTACTTTAATATCCCTTCTTAATTGTATTTTACTTGCCATTGTTAATCCTATTTATTTTAAGCGCCTCCGCCATTTAATACTTCTGATACTGATAAATATACCGATGCTGCAGCTCCACCATCTAAATTATTTGCTCCACTTTGTTTTCCTATTCTACCACTTACACTATCCCAAACTAATACTTGAGTTGCTGTATTGTTTGTTGGTATGTTTGGAACTATTAAACCATCCGTATCTATTATTGCTGATGTTTGAATTGTTGTACTTCCGATTGGTGTTGTTTGAAACCTCAATCTAGTTCCTGCTGCCGTTGATGTAAAATCTTCAGCTGCTTCTAAATTAATTCTAGCAATACTTCCTGCAAATGCGTTAGAGTTTGTCCAACCTTGTCCAGTAAATCTTAATAAAGTATCTCCCCCTTTTGTTTGTAATGGAGTATCAACAGTACCTCTTGCTGTTCTACCCGCATACACACTATAAGAACCCGTACCAAATGTATCAATACTAACACGACCAGGTTGATTATCCTGTGCTGTCATTTGTAGTAATGAACCACTAAAGTTTCTTGGTTGTTGATTGCCTGATTTAGAACCAATTATATTAAGTGCTGATTGAGTTCCTAATATTGTTTTTGGTGTGTATATTGTTGTTAAACCATCTCTATTTACCGAAAATGAACCAGTTCCTAAAGTACTATTAACTTGGATAGGTCTATTAAATATTACATTACCAGTAGCTTGGGTAGTACCTATAACGATATCTCTATTAGGGTCTTTAATTTTAATTTGATTATCTTTCAAAGTAAATTCACCTATTTGCATTCCCGCTGCCCCATCAACTACAAAATCACCATCTCTAGCTGTCATTCTTAAATCTATACCCAAAGTTTCATCCTGCATATAGATTGAACCACTACCTACCCATACTTCTTTCCATCTACGAGTTGGCAAGCCTAATTTGTTTGTTGTATTTGTTAGAGGAACTACATTTGTATTAATAATTGTATCTCCTAATGCCGTAGAGTTTAAGAATATATCAGTTCCAGTTGGCGTTTGAATTGTTAATGCCGGCTTTACTAATGGTCTTAATAATTGGAAGTTAGAACCTGTTAGAGGTAGGATTTGTAATAATCCAGTCAAATCTAAATTCACAACTACTATATCAGTAAATCCACTACCACCTTTAGCTTGAACTGTTGATGGTATAATAGATGTACCTGCTAATATATCATTTACTTCAATTGATGTTACAGGTAGTGTAGTTGCTCCTAAACGGAATGCTGTCCAAGGTGCAGGTACTCCGTTTGAAATATTGTATGTACCAATAGTTAAATTATCAATTGAACTACTACTATAATTTACAATTTCTAAAAGAGTATAGTTTGTAATAAATGCTTCGATTGCTGTTTGGGAATTAATAAAACTACCAGTTGCAAAATCAAGTCTATCTGATATTTGTACACTACCACTTAGAAATTGATTACCTATAAAATGATTATCACCATGCAAAACTGCATATCCACTTAAATCCTGCATTCCACCTTGAGGACCTGATGTAGATATTTTTACATTAGTATATTCATTGGTTATATGAATACGATTATCTTTATCTTTGTAAAAATTCATATTTTATCGTGTCACATTTTTTGAAAGATTTACATATCCTTCCATTAATCTTGTAACATAATCTCCACTTACTAATTCTAAATCATAAACCGCTTTATCAAAATTCAAAAGAGATGATGAATATGCGGATATATAAACACCAATTGCTCCAGATGTAAATGGTAACAACCCATTACCTCCTCTTAAATTGATACCAGTCTTATCCGGTTGTAAATCCGATGTAAGGGATATATATACCTCATCTGATTGTACTTGAGGTCTTATTTGCATTCTTGCTGAATATCCTGTTAAATCAATAGCAGAACCACTATTATCGGTCCAATCAATTTGAAAATCTAAAGTTGCTCCCTGCTCAATTACAAATGAGTATTTTGCTGCTGCCATATAAAAATCGGTTTAATACTCTTATAAATATTAAATAGTTGGAAAGGGGTAAAAATAAAAAGGTAGATGAGAATTACCCACCTACCTTTAATATATTATATGTAATTTATATTAGATTACTTGAGCCCAACCACCATTTGTATTAGTTCCATTATAGAAATACAAATGAGAACCACTTTGAATTAATGAACCAGTCACTGCTGTTCCAGCTGCTGCTAAACCACTTGCAGCTGCATATCCAAATATAGGACCAGATGTACCAAACTTAACATATCCTTGTGTTGCATCTTGTTGTCCTCTAATACCAACTGTGTTTGATACGTTTACATCTCCCATTGTTGCATCATCTCCAATTTTGAAACTATTACCATTTCCATTTTGAGTTGCGTAGAATGAAGATGCAGTTACTTGATTGAATACTGCATTTAAAGTACCATTTGTTAATGATGAATCGTTAGTTATTCTACTATCAATATACGATTGTAATGTAGTTCCAGCTGGAAGTGTTACCGTATTTGATGTTTGTGTTATGAAATTATCTGCCATTTTATTTTAATTTTATTTTTTCTATTTTTAATTTATAACTTATATTATTGCTGTCCAACCATTATTAGAAGCTGCTCCATTATAGAACATTAATTTTGATGAACTTACTATTAATGAACCAGTCACAGCGTACTGTCCATCTCCAGGTGCTGGTAAAGTTGAGTTATTACCATTATGCCCAATTACAGGTCCATTAACTCCAAATTGGAAAAACCCTCTATATTGTTGTTGTTGACCTACTACATTAAATCCATTTGCTAAATTAGAATCTTTAATATATGCATCATCTCCAGAAACTAAAATTAAACCATTTGTTTGATTAGTTCCAAATGTAGATGCTTGCACAGTATTAACAATTGGAGATAAAGTACCGTCTCCTAAATGAGAAGTATCCACATTCACTGCTATTCTAGCGTCAACTACCGAACCTAATGTTTTATCAGCAGGGATTAAAATTGGTGTTGTATATTGATATACAAAGTTAGCATCATTTCTATTAATAGCTTTTGATGCACTTCCTGCATTATAAAAATCAGGATTAAATACCGATGCTGTTGGAGTTACATTACTTAAAGTTGTTTGCTCACTATATGTAAAATTTGCTCTTATAGTTGCCGGATATGCGGTTTCATATGCATCTTGTGATGATGAACCGGCATTTAAACAAGCTTGTAAGATTTGATTTGAACCAGAACCAGCTGCTACAAAGCGCTGATATAACGAAAAGCTTCCTGCCATTTTTTATTTAATTTGAAATTTTATTTTATAACTTAACAAACATAAATATTAACAATCTTTCAAAAATATTATTTATTGTTGTACATTTCCTGCTGCCACACTATAATCCCAAGTATCTAATTCTTGAGAAGGATAACCTCTTTCCGAAACTTCTATTACATCACCATTACTATTAATTCTAGTTGTTGTTACAATTGGCATTTCAGTTCCTAAAAAGTTCTCAGGTTTACCTGCTGGGTACAAATCCTCATAAGTTTGAAGATTTGGAAGGCCTGTTTCCGGATTTATTTTTGGATATCCCATAATATTATGCTAAACCAGCTTTTTTATCGTAAGTGTTTAAATCAACAGTAGCTGCGGAATAACCTCTTTCAACAACTGTTATAGTTTGATTATTTGTACCTATTTTTGTAGTAGTTACAGTTGGTAAAGCAGTTTCTTTAGTTGAAAAGTTACTTCTACTCCCCGTTGGATATTTGTTATGAATAGCTTGTGTGTAAGTAGTTGTTGGAGAGTATGTGCTCAAATCAATATTTAAACTACTCTTATAGGTTACATCGCCTGTTGTGTCTCTATGTGCCATTTAATTCTTTATTTGTTTGTTTTAAATTGTAACTTAACATCTATAAATATAAAGAAGTGTGGAAAACCTATTTAGATGATTTTAAAAGATTAGTTTTCCAAGGTATCATTCTCAAATTTTCCCATTCTGCAATTACTTCTGGTTCGATTCCATTCTTCCATCCCCAATCAATACTTCTTATATGGTCTAACTGATAAGCTCCCTCAACACCACATCTTCCTCTCTTATCCCAATTTTCCAATGTATCAATAGGTTGCTGATATGTTAATCTCCATACTTCTCTTTTATAGAATTGTTTCTTAGGATATTTTTGTTTGTATTCATCAAAGTTTTGAAATCCGGCTTTAGTGGCTCTCATTTGTTCTATGTGTTCGGGCTTTATTCTATCTTTAAATGTTTTATTATATTTGTAATTAGAACAACTATTACATACCGTATTCTTTTTTATTGATGTTTGTAATGTACCTTCTGATACATAGCTCATTTCATTACCACAATCGGGACAATTTCGTTTGAATACTTTGATTAATTCTGCATCTTTTTTACGAGGTATTATATTAATTTCACCACTTTTAAATTTTTGTTTTAATGTATTTGATATTTCCTTTGAATAGCATTTTCTACAAGGTTTTCCATCTCTATCAGCCCATTTAAAACTTCTTGGATTTTTATAAATTATTTCATCATTACATTTAGGACAATTTCTTTTATATATCATATATCTTCTTTTAGGTGTATTTAATATAAATATACGAAAAAAAGTTGAAACCACAAAATAAAGAGCACAAAAAAGGGGAAATTTCTTTCCCCTATTTTTGCTATGTATCGTTACACAGTTAAATCATCATTTAAGATTAGATGTTATTCAAATCTTTGATGTAGATTTTACCGTAGTACTCAGGACGCACCATTTTCTTAGCGTAACGAGTCATTACACCCCTACGAGGAGTGAAATTTTGAGGGTCGTACACTAATGGAGTCATAATCAATGGTACATATGGAGCGTAAACAGCACCTGTTTCTAAGAAGTTGTTACCTCTATATCCTAATAAGATTTCGTTAGAAGTCATATAAGGGTTTTTGTAAACAGTGTATCTGTTAGCGATTGCACCTACTTGAGTTACACCAGCAGCGAATTGAGTAGCATCTTTATCAGATGTAGCCATAAAGCCTGGAGTTGATTCTAAGATAGTACATACATCAGGAGATGCAACTACGAAGTTAGCACCACCTCTTAATGTTAATTGATGGATTCTATTAGATACCTTATTTAATTTGATACCTAATGTTTGATACCATGTATTCTTTTGGTAGAACTGACCGTTAGTAGCTGCTACCCATGCACCAGACGCTTGGTTATATTCTTCACCAATTGTTGCTGACCAGTAATCAGTTGTTAAAGCGTTTGATTTTAACATATCTAAGATTTCTAAATCAATCTCTAAAGAGATATAATCAGATAACATAGAAGTTAATTCAGCTTCTGCATCGATTGAGTGGTAAGCGTTTAAGTCTTGTGCCAATTCAGGAGTCCATACTGCTTTCAACTTACGAGTCTTAGCAACGATAGCCTCTGATTTCAATTCTAAGTCGATTTCAGGAATATCTAAAGCTGTAGTTGTGTTACCAGCTGATGGAGCTGTTTTATCTTCGAAATCACCTCTATTGTAAGCTTGAGGAACTACAGAGTAGTCTACTGATGTAGCTGCTGCTGCGATTGCACCCATACCTGTCTTAGAAGCTGATACGAATAAAGTGATGTTAGTACCACTTGCGTAGTTGAACTGATTAACAGTAGAAACTACACCAGTTGATAATACGTTAAATGCTCTTACTGCAGTTAAGTCAGCTGTTGCATCTAAGTTAGCTTGAGAGAAAGTAATTTTAGCGATATTACCAGCTGCTACTGAAGCAGATAAGTTAGTATCGAAACCACAATCAGCCCAAGATGCTGAAGCAAAAGTTGTATTTGCTGCAGTTACAGTACCATGACCATCGTTTACTGAGTAAGTATATCTACTTTCACCGTAAAGACCGTTAGTAGCTGCGTTAGTTCTACCGAAGTTAGTTGCAGAACCAGTTACGTTAGTACCACCAAATAATGATTTACCACCGTATTGTCCTTCAAAACCTTGAGAAGAACCATATTTGAAGTCTAAGAAGAATACAAGACCAGAAGGTAAGTTCATAGGTTGTACACTTACAAATTCTTTTGCTGCGATTTCACCGAAGATTCTTCTTACTAATGGTAAAGCCACACCAGACCACTCTTCAGAACCAGCTGAAGTACCTGTTTGAGTTGCCTCATCAAGCAATTGTTTTGCTTGGTTTTCTAACAATACAGCCATGCTGTGTTGTTCTCTTTCTTTCATTCCTTCTAAAAGACCAGTTTTCTCCCATTTAGCTTTTAATGCGCGTGTTTCAGCTAACATTACTGCTTGTGGGTTCTTGCCTTCCATAAGTTTACTTAAATCGAAATTTGCCATTTTTATTTAATTTTTTTGTTATGGTTGTTTATTTAATGATACCAGCTAATTGCTTAAAGCGGTTTGCTAATTCATTTGTGTTTTCTGCGATAATTTCCTTCTTAGGTGCAGTTGATGCTTGAGCTTTAGAAGATAACCCTTCGGTGATGTTCTTTTTAACTTGAGCAACTTTTCTTTCAGTACCTGTGAATTTCATTGATTCAGATAAAGTAGCGTAAACTAATTTAACTTCTCTTACAGAAGAAGTTCTGTCTAAATTTTCTACAATCTTAACTTTTTGTTCGTTAGTTAAGTTATAACCTCTGAACAATTTGTTAGTGTATAATAATTTAGCGTTTAATAGATTTACTTCGTTGATTGTACCTCTTAAAGATTTGATTACTGATAATGCTTCATCTAATTCAGATTGTAGTCTAGCTACTTCTGCTTTCATTTCTGCGCCATCATCATGCTTTTCTTCTTCAGCTTCATCATCTCCGTATCCCATTTCTCTTAGAATTTCGTCTAAGTCGATTTCTTCATCAGTGTTGTCAGCATCGTGGTCACTTTTACCACCCATGTTGTCAGCATCTGGCTCTGCATGAGGTTCTTCACCTTCTGCTGCTGTTTCTGGTGCTACTACTGGAGCTTCTTCTCCATCCATAGTTGGTTCTTCACCACCTTCTTCAGCGATTTGAGCTTCCAATTCTCTGATGATAGATTCTAAATCTAATTCATCTTCATCATGTGATTCTTCATCATCATGCATTTTAGTTTCTTCACCTTCCATTTTTGGTTCGTCTTCGTGATGCATTTCTTCATCATCTCCGTCTTCGCCTTCTGTAAGGTCACTAACTTTTTCGTATTCTTTTTCTTCTTCACCGAATGGTGCAGTTTCTTTAGAAATACCACTTAAGTCAGTTTCAGCTGAGTAAGCTTTGTCTGCAGGCATTTTGTTATCACCTTTACCAATTTCACTTGAAGTATCATTTGCTTCTTCGTTCATATCTTCTGCTTTATCTTCGTCATCACCTTCCATTTCGGCTTGTAATTTCTTTGATAAGATAGATTGTAAACGAGGAGTAAATGCTTCTTCCAATGCGATTTTAGCATTAGCAATAGCAGTTTCACGTACAGCTTTAGCATCAGCAATTGCTTCTTTCAACAATTTTGAACTTGCCATTTGTTTTCCTTATTTATTTTCGGATTTCTTAAGCTATTAGATTTGGAGCTTAAATAGAATTTTGATTGGCGTTTCGGTCACTTCTCATAGAACGAGAGTATTCATTTACCAATAGAAAAACCTATATAGAATAGGTTATTATAAGAATAAATATATAAAACTTTATAAAAACATAAAATTCTATAATTTTCTTTAGAAATTATTTTGTTGGAACACAATTAGGTACTTGCTTACCACCTTTATTTTTCATACCAACTTGCTTATATCCTTTCCAGCAATTCTCACATTGCAATTGTTCATTCATAAAAGATTCTCTTAAAGTTTCTCTTATAATTTCTCTAATGTAAGATTCAATGTGATTTGGTAATCCTTTATGTTTAGTTGCTGCAAAATCTTTAGCATCTTTTTTACTCATAGAATCTGCTGCTTTTTCAACTTCTTTAGATGGAGCTTTCATATCTCCTTTTTGCACGGCATGAACCATACCCATAAATCTTTGTTGTGCTTTTGATACTGCTGGCATCTTATTTTACTTTTTTAGATTCACCTTTATATTCATAATACCCAGAAGAAGCCTGTGTAATATAGTTTTCTGCATTTGAGATATGGTCTTGAATCCAAGCAGGAATATCTTTTTCATTATCACCCAACTTCTTTCTTAATTCATAAGCTGCTTTGATAATAGTATCTAATTGGTTATGAGCCATATGAACTTCGTGGTCACCACCTTCTTTTTCATGTGATTGAGCTCCACCATCTTCACCTTCTTTAATTTGAGGTGCAAATGCTCTCGCATATGGATTAGAAACTACTTGTCCTAATTTAACATCCATATTACCTAGCTTTACGCTATCTTTCATTAAATGTCCTAAACTAATCATATTATTTCTTTTGATTTAATTCTCTTGCTTTTGCTTCTGCTGCATCTTTGCTAGCATATCTCATAGAACCTGTTTGAGTAGTTGTAAGGTGTTTATTACCTTGTCTAACCTCATATCTTTTAGAACTCATATTTTTTGTAATATAATAAATCATATCACTAGCAGCTTCTTTTTTAATTGCCAATCTTTGATTCATTGTATCCTCACTGATATCAGCGATTTCATAATATCTATTTAAGATGTGACCCATATCTTCATATAAAGAATGTAATCTTTCATCCATTGCTTTTGCTTCTACAGCGAACTTATCAAATGATTTACCTAATTTATCTAATTCCTGCATATTTCTTTTTACAGTCACATTATCAAACCAATCACCACTTTCTCTTAATGTCATTTCCTTTGCAGCCTCAACGATACCACCTAAAGTATTTGCTACTTCAGTCATATCACTTTTACGCTTCATTTGGTCTTGGAAAGTATTATATGTAGAGATAATTTCTAAGAAATGCTTTTTAACTTCTGGAGATAATTTTCTATCTTCACCTTGTAAACTTTCTTTGATACTGAATTTTCCGTTTACTATCTTTACTTCATTCAATCCAGTTTTACGGATATCATTATATCCTTTAGAAACTCTAGTTCCTTTTGGTGCTTCAACTTTCAAATTAATTTTGTTGTTGTGCACATAATCGTAAATATCAAATGGTTTCTTGCTCATATTATGCTATCTCTGTTATAATTTCTCTCATTAAGTCCTGTGCTTTGCAATAATCACCACAAACATCAGTACCTATTTGTTTTAATGGATTGTAAGATTCATTCACAGGCACCATAAATGCACCATGTGTAGATGGGTTACTTACAAAATCCCAACCTATTAATTCGAAGTCTTCTAATACTTCTACTTTACCCTCACCAATATTACGAGTAGAACCCATACCTCTTGATGAAATACCCAAAAGGATACCTGCTTTTAATAACTCTTTTAATATGTTTCCAGAAGGAGTAGGTAATACTTCTACAGTTCCACACAAATCATCTCCTTCCCAATGAATCTCTCTAATATTATGAGATACATTTTTTAAGTTGATAACAGTAGAATCCGGATGGTCTAACTCACCCAACGCTCTTCTTTCTTTAATAAATTGTTCGTACTTCTTAGCTTCTCTAACTAAAATAGGTTTTGGATATACTCTACCATTTTGGTTTTCAGCTCCAGCTCTTTGCAAAATACCTTTAACGATGGTTCTTCCACCTTCATCTTCTTGTACCTTAGCTTCGAATAATTTAGTTTCTATTAATAGATTCTTATTCATTATCATTTATCTTTTTATTATCCCCAACATTCACACATATTCATTGGCTTACCACACTTTGGACAAGTTCCTTCAGGTTTTTTACCATTCTTAGTATCATCACCATCAGCCCAGTCTTCTTTCATTTCTCTTTTTTCACCTTTAGCATCCCATGCAGCATCTATTTTATTAAAAAATGCTTTCTTTTCCTCATCACTCATAGATGGAATAGATTTACCAGCTTTTTCTAAAGCTTTTTTGAAAAAATTCTGATATTCAGTTTCTTCAGCCATTACAAACTTTACTAATTCTTTTAATTGTGCTTTGTTCATATTACAATGTTCTTAATTTTTCAGAAAGATTCATTATTCTTTCTTTAATTTTATTTAAACTCTTATGAGTTCTTTTATAGTAATCTTCCTTCTTTAATCCGTTTTCAGTTTTTAATTTAGAATACCAATTAACAAATTTTTCAACTTCGCTTAATTGTGAATGGATATTACTAATACCTTTACCAATCTTAGCTTTAGGAGAACCTTCTTCGTTTTTAATTGCTAACCAACGATTTTCTGCTAATTTATGAGTACCACCTTCTGCTAATTCCATATCACTCATATCAGCCATAGTTTCATCCTTCTCATCCTCTTTACCAGCTTTTGTTGCAGTACTTTTGTACTTTTCTGGCTCTAATTGAAGTATATTAGCTGCTGAACCAAATTCCTCTTTCACTATACTTTCATCTTCATGTCCAGGTACAACATCATATCCAGTAGTTGCTGCCAATCTTTTATTTTTTGCTCTAGTTGAACCAGGCTTAGAAAATGCGTTTGGAGTATCATACCCAGCAACAGCAGCAGTTCCAGTCATTTCTTCTAAATCCTTCTCCTGCTCAATTTCTTTTATTAATTCACCAATAATGGCTTTTAATTTACTATTATCCATTTACCTTTGATTTTAATTCTTTGATTAACTCATAAGAAAGCATTATAGATGAAACTTGACTATCAGATACACTTTTACCAATTTTAGTTTTTTCTAATACTGATACAGTTTCTGTTAATTTAATTTTTGTTACTTTATCGTTTATTTTAGAATTAATATTTTTTAATTCAGAAATAATTTTTGGAAGTTCTTGAGAAACATAATCTTTGAACTTAGATGTATTTGAAATATTATTTATATATTCTTTTAATAAATTCTTTTGAGAATCATCTAAATTAGTATATTTTTTGTTGAAAGTTTCAACTAAGATTTTGTATGTTAATAAACGAAGGTCTTTATCTTGCTTTTTATAAGCTTCTACCAATTTATCACTTTCTGATTGTTTGTTGTTAGTTACTACGGGTCTAGAAATTATATTTTCAATTAAGGTTACTTTAGAATTGAATACATCTTTAATATCATAGTTTTCTGATTTTTTAGATTCAAAAACTTTATATATAGATGCTAATACCTTATAATTGTTAACTGGAGAAGATAAGAATTGCTCTAAATCAAATTTAGAATTAACCTCTTTAATAAGATTATATTTTTCCTTAGATAACTTAGTTTGATTTAATTTATTATGCGCATCTGCAACAGTATCAACGAATTTCTCCGCTCTACTTTCAGAAGCATACTTTTCTTTTAATAATAAATCATACAGTCTTAACTCTTTATTAAGTTCTGTATTTGGAGCAAAGAACTCTTTTACTATTTTCTTTGCGTTCTCCGTCTTGTCTCCGTTTAGAACCTCTAATGTTATTTGCTTTACTAATAATTCAAATAACACTCCAGTGTTCTTAACTTTGGAATGTTTGATTTTCTTCATTTATTTTACCCTAATTTAACATGCACATGCGTAAACTAACACATATAAATATAATGTTCTTTTTATTTGTTAAATTTTCGTGTCATCTAACAAATTATTCTCATCTAAAAAGCTTGTTTTTACAGGTTTTTCAGTTTTTTCCTTTAAAATAGTTTTCTTTTTAGATGAAATTCCATTAATATATAGTTTAGCTTGTCTAGCTGTGCTTTCCATTCTAGTATCTCTTTTTCTTGGTGCTTCATTTTCTTTGTTACCTAAAGGGTCTCTACCTAATGGATGTTTATCTTTACCATAAGTGTTTCCCTCTCTTGGTCTACCACCTTTATTCTTTTCAAATTCTAACTCATCAATCATAGCCTGTCCACTTCTTTCAGCTGCAAGTTTCTCTTTAAGATTACTTATTTCTTCTTCAACATTTGTTTGTTGTGGTGGATTAGCTGGGTCTTGTCCTTGCTGTTCAATTGATGTATATCTGAATCTATCTTTTAAATCATTAATTAATCTAGTTCTTTCAGTATTTATTTCTTCTGAACTCATTTCGAATACATTATGGAATACCCAATCAGTAGATAACATATTCAAATTCTTCATATCAGTTGCCAATCTAACTTTCTCACTCCATAAGTTTACTTTCTCTTGCTCATAAATTGTAGAAGCGTTTGTTAATTTTAATTCAAAATTAATCATTTCAGCATCATCAATACCTTGTCCAGCTAAGTGAACAATTGCAATCTTACTTAATTCACTTACTACAGTCTTTTGTATTCTTTCAATAGTTCTAGCAAAACGAACATCTTGTGCTGCTAATGTAGCTTTACCATTTACATCTTCTTCATATCCTAAAAATGCTTTAGGTATTTTAAGTGCTGCAAATAGTTTAGCTTTTAAATAATCAATATCTTCAATTGCTGCGTATTCTAATCCTGCTAAGTTATCAATAGAAGTACCACTATCACCACCTCTAACCGGTAAGAAGAAATCTTCCGTAAGGTTTTGCATATTGTACTTTAAGTTGTAATCACCACTGTTTTGGTCAATAAAAGGAGTTTTTTTCATTTTATTGATAATCTTCTGCATGTAATTATCAACTTCGGTTGGAGGAATATTACCAATATCTATTTTAAATATTCTTTTTTCAGGTGCTCTCATAATTCTATGAATCATCATAGCATCTTCCATTAAAGATATTTGTTTCCAAACACGTCTACCACCTTCAATCATAGCTTTACCATAAGGAAGGAAGTTTGTATCTGATAATAAACGGAAGTGAGCCATTTCATAGTTCTCATATTCCTTTTTACCAGAAGTATCTAATTCAACTTTAAATTTAACATAGTTAGGATTGTTTGGGTCCATACCCTCTAATCTTTCTACATTATATGCTGAGTAAGGCATTACATTAATAATTCCTTTACCTGGTTCAATCTCCAATGCTAAGAAGAAATCACCATACTTACACATATTTCTAACCCAAGGCCATAAGTTAAATTCTACATTTATTACATCATAGAATAAGTTATCTAATAAAGCCTTTACATCATCGTTTGATGAATGTATTTGTAATATATCTCCGTATTCGTTCTTTGTTGTAGATTCATCAGCGTATATATCCAATGCTGATGTAATGATTGGGTCATTATCCATAGCATCATAATCTCTGAATAATTCTCTACGAACTTGGTGATATGCCATAGATTGTGCACCACCCTGTTGTTCATAGAATGACCTTTGTAACTTAGTATATCTATCTCTAAGGTTTACAAAGTTAGTATTACGTTGTCTATAATCCGTATCTACTACTTTAGCTCTACCTTGAGCATCTCTCCTTAAAATTGTTTGTTGTGAAAATAGCTTCTTCAGTCTATTAAAAAAACCACCTTCTTGAAATTGTTCTGCCATAATTTATTTTGTTTGCAATTTATGCAATTACAATATTTAAGTTATATCTTATAAATATCGTAAAATATTAAAACCCCTACAACCATTGAGATAAGTCTTCCCAATCATCTCCATTTCTCATTTTCCAAGGATTCTGGTCATTCTGCATTATATTGTTATTACCATAAACACCCATATAAGTTGTACTTTGTGTAATACCACCCAATGCTTGTTTAGTTAAATCAATACCTTGCTGTCTTAATCTTAATGCAGTATCTCTAACCCACAATCCAATTGATAATGACATTGTCAAGTCATCATTATATCCTTTCATAGCTTCTGCTCTACCATTAATCCAAATGAAAGTAAATAACTCATCAATCAAACGAGATGAACGAATTGTAATTGCTTTCTCTTTAAAATATTCTTCTAACTTAGATATGATAAGAGGTCTAGTTCTGGATGTAGTTGAGAATCCAGCTACCAATCCTTTTTCTTGTGCTCTATATTTGTTTGTCATCTGATTTTCAACATCCACATATTTTAAGTCCGTACTCATATAGAATAGGTTCTTATAGTTTCTATCAATGACTTGTTGGATAGCTGCCCAACCAATATTTGCATTTTCTATTACTAATAAGGCATCATTATATTCAGTTGCAATACTAACTAAAAAGTTTCCAAAATCTTTTGTATCCATTTTACCCTTATATTCTGCAACTTGAATTGCGTTTTGAATATCTATCACATGAAATGCGGAATAATCGGCGCTATCACCTCTGGCCACATCGGCCACAACCATATATGATTTTGAATAATCAGGGTATTCCCATCTCCAAAGATTATGGTCTATACCATCTTTTATAATTGGTTCTTGAGCATATGTTTCTTTATAGAACATTAATAATTCTGGGTCTATTACATTATCACCAGAAGATACGAAGTCACAATCGCATTCTTGAGCTGCTCCTTTCTTTCCTAATAATTCTTCCTGTAAATCTCTCCACTTTTGGTCTCTCTCAGGGTGAACAGTCCAGTGTAATCTGATTGTATTAAATGGATTTCTACTTTCCTCTGCTCCCATCCAAGTTTGGTGAAACCAGTTACCCACACCATTAGGAGTAGATAATGCAATACAACTACCACCCGTTGATAATGTAGATTGAGCTGATGTCCAAATCTCATCAATATCATCAATGAATGCAGCCTCATCAAATATAAGTAAAGATAGGGCTTCAGAACGTCCTGCATCAGGAGAACTAGCAATAGCCTTAATTTGAGAGCCGTTTGTTAATCGAAGGGAAAGTTTGTTATCTTCCATAGACCCGTTCTTAAGCCAACTAGGAAGCAACTCATGCATCACTCTTACTTTTGTAACCAAGTTCTTTGCAACATCTTGCTTTGTTGCAATAACCAATACGTTAAAGTCTTGGTTAAATATCATTTTCCATAATGAGAATCCAGCACAAAGAGTAGATATACCCGTTTGTCTTGATTTCAATACTATATTAAATCTATTATCTTTAAATTGAGTTAATGTACTTTCTTGGAACGGAAATAATTGAAATGGTATTTTACCTCTTACAGGGTGCTGAATCATACAATACTTTTTCATAAAGTGTATTGGGTCAGTAGCACACTTCTTATATTCTTCCGCAATAATCTCTTTTAAAGATTTCTTTTGTGTTATACCAGTAGCCATATTAATCTTTTGGTGCTTTCACCAAATCGTAGTTTTTATCTTTTAATTTCTCCCAAGCTTCATTTCGTAATTTGGTTACTTCTTCAACTTCTTTTTCAAAGTTCATAATATCAACCAATATTTCTGCTTTCATTGTTTCGGCATCTTTTTCCATAGTCCATTTTTCAAGTTCTCCTTTTTCATTGGCTACTTCATATACTTGCTTAACATCATTATAAGCTTGTTTGAATTGAGCTATAACATCTTTTCCGTGGTCTATCATATTTGAGTAGATTTTATAATCCTCATACTCTTTCCATAAACCATCATATTTTATTTGAGCTTCTTTTTTTGTAAGACATCCTAAACAATATCCAGTTTTGGATATTAATTTTTTATCAACCCTACCAATTTTAATTGTTTGACAATCTTCAGCTTTACAGCTATTTAACTTATCTAAGTAAGCTCTTGTTTCAGCCATAATATCACCAAGCTCTGAAACTTTAATTTTACCAGCTTCCATTTGCTCCCAGCTATCACCATTAGCATCTGTCCACTTTTCACCAACCTTTCTTTTCTTTTCTTTTTTACCAGCATCCGAAAATGAAATAAATGCTTCTTTTTCGTATTCGTTTCCATGTAAAACCATATCAACCAACTTTCTACGAGTTGGGTGCATAAACTTTTTATTAAATTCCTTTGCCATATTATATACGATATATTTGTATATATAAGTATATCAAAATAAATAAAACGATTATCTTCCGAACTTAAAGATACCTAAAATTTGATTTAAAGGTGCAAATGCTCCAGTTAATTTGTATGTATTTCCTTTATATGTAAATACCAATCCTTCATTTGGTACAATTTTATCAAATCCACCTAAAGCATCCATTCTAGATAATTCTAATTCAAGCTTTTCAATTTTCTTAGCATCTCCAGTAGCTCTAATATCAGATACAGCATTTTGTAAATCAGATACTAATTTTTTCTTAGCTGCATCTGGGTTTGCTGTTAATACTGAACTCATAAATGATAATACTTCCGCACCAACTCCTAAAAATATTTCTTCAAATTTAATAAGATTATCTTTTGATATTTTATTTTGGTCTTTTTTATCTATACCATCTGCCCATGCTTTTATTTTAGCATCTTTAATATCTGCTATTCTAAATGATTTATCACCAAAAGCCCATCTCTTAATCAATCCTATTTTTTGTTGAGGGTCTAATTTTTTTGCATTCTTATCAACAAAGTTTGTCCACCAAGCTTGATGATAATCTGCTACACCATTTTTATCAGTTAATCCAAACTCAGATTGTAATTTAGAAATCATTCCTAAATATTTACCTTGTTTTGATGAAAGGTCTTGGGATTTTGGAAGTGTTTGTACTGGAGGTCCTTGTATTGTATATGTAGATTGTACATGCTGATTAACTTGCTTAATCATACCTGCCAATATTTTAGCTGCTTCTTGATTTTCTCCAATTACATTACCTGCATCATCATATTCAAATGTTCCGTGAAATACTAATAAAGGTTGTCCGTAAGGAATAACATTTGCGTTTTGTGGATATATTACTTCCAAGTTCATAAAAGATTTACCATCTTGGAATATTTTCTTTTTTTGAGCTTCCGATAAAGCAGATATTGCTTTATTTAAATCATTCATTGCGAATGTATATGCATCGGTTAATGCACCTCTTCCGGCAAAGTTAGATGCTACTTGTCCAATTGTCATTGCACCTGCACCTTTATTCTTTAAATGTGATTTATTACGAGCGGCTACTAATCTACCATTTACCCAACTAATTGCTAATGCCTGTCCATCGGTTTTTTCTCTAGCCGCTTCCAATTCACCATTAAGTGCTTTTTTAACAATTGTTTTTAAATCTCCAAATGTAAGATTCATAGATAAATCAAATGGATGATTCATATGTCCATAAGCCCCACCTTCTGTTATCAAACCTTCTTTAATTACAGGTATAGAACTTTTAGTTTGTACTTTTTTTAAAAATTTGTTTGGATTAACAACTTTTCTATTTGGTAATGTATGGTCCATTTGTCCATTTTCATCCGAGTGATTAAATATTGGTAATGTTAAATGCTCTATGTCTTTAAAATGGTCAGATTCATGTTTTACCATTTTCCAACCTTTTAAATCACCAATATATTTTTTCTTATCTCTAAATTCTTTCCAATTTGCATTATGCTCACTATTAATACCATCTGCATTTGCATAATCAAATCCACTAATTTCGTTAATATTTTCTTTTTGTAATTTTTCTATTTGTTTATTTAATTTATCAATATCTGCTCTAACTTTCATTTGTGCAGGTGAGTTTGGCATCATTTTTAAAGCCTTAATAAACAAAGCCATTCTAACTTTTTCTAAATCTCTTACACTTACACTTTCATATAATTGTTCATTTGGTGGTGTAATTGATTGTTTTAAATGGTCAGGTGTCCCACCTTCATCTCCACCATGATTGAAAATTGGTAATTGTCTATCTATAACAGATTTAGGGAAAGCTTTTGTATCAGTAGATGTATGCGAATGAACTTCCCAACCTGGTAATTTTGCAGTGTAATATTCTTGCTTATCAAATTCTTTCCAAGTTTTATTATGTTCAGCTCCAGTTGTTGAGTTTGCGCTATCAGCCTGTGAAGTGGCATCATTTGTTACTTTATTCTTTCCCCCAAAAGGACTTATTCCAATATCACTCATCGAACCACCACCAGTATCACTATCTTCTGTTATTACTTTGTTTTCATCTATTGGAGCTTCAATTGGTCCTCTATCATTAAACTCATCATAATAATTGTAATCTCTAGAAATATTATTTTTAGCTATTTCAACAGCTTGTCTAACATCAGACATATTTTCTAGTTCCCTCTGAGCTCCTCTATAAATTTGATTTTTAATATCAGATGGGTCTACTTTGTATTTAAGAGCCATATCTGAAATTGAATTATGATTAAATTGTCCACCAACAGCTAATGCTTCTTTTTCAATTGTTGCTAACTTTTCGTAATAATGTAAATCTTCCCATAAATGGTCCATAGCAATTTCAGTAGCTATATGAGCATCTGTTGTATGTTCCATTTCAACTTTAATACCTTTTAATAATTGAGGTTTAATATATTCTTTTGCAAATTGAGTTGGTTCGTAATATCCTTTTTTATCCCATCTTTTAGCTAAATCAATTAAAGTTTTACCTTTAGCTAATCCACCGGGTATTCTATCCTCAACACCCTCATGCTTATGTATTTCAATCGCTTTAAGTTGTCTTAATGCCGAAGCGTAGGATTTATGTGTACCTAATCTATCCCCTCCCTTTTTAGGATATACAGCCCATTCATTATCACCAACCTTTTTAATAGTTTCATATATTGCTGAATTATCATGTCCGCATTTATGGCAAACATATGGGTCATTTCCACCATCTTTGTAAAACCATTCCCACCCACATTTTGAACATTTTACTTTTGTATAATCAGAATCCAAAGCTTCTTCAACAGGCTCATATCCTGCTAAACCGGTTTTTTTTCTTAACTTTTTACTTAACTTATTTGTTTCTTTTCCAGTTGGTGCACCATTAATATATCCAGAAGGTAAATTTAATCCAGTTCCGATTCCACCAGGAAATCCACCAGCAGCAGGTGCTCCAGCTCCAGCAGCTCCAGTCCCAAATCCAAATTCACTTAATGGTTTATATGCATATTTGTCATTTAATTCAGTAATTTGAATACTTTCATAAATTCCTTCTTTTGCAAACTTAGATAATTTAAGAGTAATTAATTTGAATATTTGCTCATCAAATTTTGGATAAGCTTTCATAAAGTTTTTCTTCTTATCAGCCTCACTTCCCTTACTTAACCAATTTCTCACATCAGTTCCACTAATAGGATTAGATACAGCAGGTGCTGCATAAACATATCCAGCATCTTTATACCCAGTATCTATTTTACCATCTTTATATGGTCTAAAATATTTTCCACCCAATCTCATTTCATCTTTTTCACCTACCGCAGAAACCACCGCAGTTGTATTTGCATTGTATTTATCTAATACTTCATTTGGAGCATACGGATTTTTAACCTGAACTATTTTGTTTGAAGGTATTCCAAACATTTTAGTCATTATAGCTTTTTTATCCTTAAAATCGAAAGGTGATTTGTTATTATCGGTCACATTTGAAGTTGCGATATATACATTATCAGAACCAAATTTCTTACATAGGTTTTGATATGTTGCGTAGTGACCCTTATGAAAAGGTTGAAAGCGGCCAGAATACACACAAATTATCTTTGTGATATCCGCCGCTTCCATTAATATTGATTCAACTAAGAATTGAGATAATCCATTCATTATATAGCTCTATTTACTATATAAATATAGGGGTTTAATCTTTTACCACTCTCATACCATCTTGTGGTTGAGATTGTTGAGATGCTTGTTCTAACATTTGCTTTCTTGTAGGTGCACCAGGTTGGTATTGAACTGTACCATTTTGTACATCTATTCTTGCTTGAGGATATTTTTCATCGACATCTTCTCCAATTTTATTTAATTTTTGATTAAATAATTTAAAATCGTTTTGAGCTTGTTCTAGCGCTTCTTCAATTTTTTCCAATTCTTCGGTAATTTCTAATTTTCTCAAATACAATTGACCTGTCTGAGCTACTACATTGTTAGTTTTAGTGTTAAACTCTTTAATTTGATTTAAAGTATCATCATCCAATTTTACAGTTTCAATTGTTAAATTTGTTTGCTGTGGGATGTTATCTAATTCTGCCATAAAATATTGTTTTTTATTTGTTTATATATAATTATCCTATTTTTTAATTTTTATAGGAATTTTTCTAATTCTTGTATTACCATTTCGGATGTTATTGATTTAGTACACTCAAACTGTCTATCAGTTCCTTTATGGTCAGGACACCAATTCCAATCACCAGCATCTAATCTTAATCTATTAAAACATCCTTCGCATTTACCTTTTGGTGCACCAATTCTTATACATTCTTGCATTTCTGCCCATTTATAAGAGAATCCACTTATTAAAACAGTTGGTACATCTAAAGCCCAACTTAACCAACTTAATCCACTACCAATTCCAATAAATGCTTTTGATTTTTTCATTTCATCCATTACTAATTCCAATGGTCCTTCTGGGTGTTTGATTACTCCATTTGGTAAAAGATTTCCCATATAATTATCACCTTCTTTAGATAATAATCTAACAGTATATCCCCTATCATTTAACCAATCAACTACATCTTGCCATCCAGCTTTATTATTCCAAAATTTAGATTGTGCAGTTCCAAAGGTAGCTATACATACTTGTTTAGTACCATCATTTACTACAACAGGTCTTTGTTTTATTTTTGGTTTAACTTCTTTATATTGTAATCCTAAAATATCAGAACACATTTTTTGCATTGTTTGCTCTCTAAAATTATTTGGATTTTTCAAATGGTTAATTGAATCATCATCGTTATAAAATAAACCAATTGCATACATTGCGTATAAGTCTTGTACATTCGTACCAGGTTTAACAAATTCTATTTCTGGATATTGTTTTTCAAACATATCATTCATAAATGTAGATGCTACAACTTTACAATTATGTATTTTTCTAAATTCATCTAAATATGGAAACCATGCTAAAGAATCTCCCAATGCCTTTGAATCCAATGCAATATAAACTCTTTTATTATTTGCATTATAAAGATGTTCATAAAATAATTCTCCATTTTCAAATATTCGTATTTTCCATTCTACAAAATATTCAATACTGCATCTAGTCCACATATTATTTTTAATATTACCAGTATAATAATTTCTACCAGTTTTATTATCTATAAATTCAATACGATAATCAGCATCTTTACTTCCTTTAACTTCTACAAATGGTCCTCTAACAAAATGAATTATCACTTGGTTTTTAACCTCAACTATATTATTTTCATTCTTTTTTAAATTATCGTAAATCATTAGTTCCAAGTTTTAATTGTTTCATCTAATAAAGAATATCCATCTAATTGTTTACTATATGCTTTATTTGTTGTGTACCTTAATTGAGGGTGATGAAAAAATATATGATTGAACCACAAATCACCAGCATCCCATTCTGAATCTTTTATTCTATCATTCCACCACTCTCTATCCGAATTTCTAACCATATAAGCGTGTGCAAGGTCTTGATTATGTGCAGTTCTACTAAAATTTACATCAACATTATCTATACTCCAAGATGGATTATTTGCAAAACTTATATAATATACATCATCTTTTTCAACTATTTCACAAGCTTTATAAACAATATCTACAAATTTCTCAATAGGAGTGCTTATATATGCATCCGCTTCAAATACTAAAGTATAATCATAATCTCTATTTAGATTTTCAACCGCTGTTTTATGTGCTAAATAACAACCATAATGTCTACCAGTTATCCAACCCAATCCAGCACCAGGATATAATTCACCAGGCTCATTTGTTTTACTTAAATGCTCAGGTCTTCTACAATGTTCAGCGGGTGGAAATCCTTTATATACTTCATTTACAATTGGTACATAATCTATTCCATATTCTTCCAATTGTTTTATAGATTTCATACTAAACTTTTCTCTTTCATTATAAGGAGTTGTTAATAAATGTCTAATTTGTATTCTTGGTTTTTCACCAAACCCTTCTTTAAAATCAGGCTTTAATTGAAGTAAAATTTGATTCTTAGTTTTATATGTATCATCATCTATATAAGTTACTAATGGATTATCATCGTAAGTATCTAAATAGGTATGTAATTTTCTAAATATAGATGGCAGTTTGTATGAAAGAGCTTCTTTAACTGATAGTGGATTTAATTCCAATTTAGAACTAAAATAAAACATATCCGATGCTGCATAGAATGTATCTACATCGTTCCTTTCACCCCATATAATACAATTATCTGGTTTATTTTTCATTAATGGTAGCCAATAATGTTCAAAGTTTCCAGCTTGATTTCCTACAAAATGAAATTTAATTTTATACTTTTCTAATTGTCTTGCTATTTCAAATATTTCACCTTGATTTTTACCAGGTGCAAACAATCCTACATTTAAAACATGCTTCCAATCAGATTCAAATCCTAATTTCTTTTGTGCAGCTTCTTTATCAAATGTATAATCTTCAATAGGATATTCCCATAATTGTAAATCAACACCAGTATCTTTAAATCTTTGTTTACTCCATTTAGATACTAAAACATATCTATCAGGATGATAAACAATTTCATTTGGATTTGTAAAAGAACCATGTGTTGTTGCAACAATAAAATAAGGTCTATCTTTTCTAAAAATTACATCCAATATATTTGTTGGTAAATCAAATTGTGGTATTTCCTGAAAATGTATAATATCAGGTTGATACTTATCTATTATATCTAATATCTTAGATTTGTCATCTCCCAAAGTGTGGACAATTGCCAAACTTTTAATTCTATTTTTTTGAACAACAAAAGCATCTCCACCAGAATTGTTTATTTCAACTACTTCAATATTAAAGTAATTTATAAATTCTTTTACCTGCTTATATAGATATTGTGGTTGTCCGCCCGTAGACAAATGCGGGGCAATATAAAGTAACTTTTTCTTCATTGTAACAAATATACAAAATTATTTTGAAAATACCAAATTTATTATTCAGCAGATTCAAAAGTAACAGTACCTTCTTTTAAATCAATTTCACCCATTGGATATTGTGATTCCAATTCTTTAAGCGTTTCATTAAATTCTTTACCAGCTTCATCTGATTGTTTTTCGATATCAGCTTTTACTTCTTCTAATCTTTTAATTTCTGTGTTTAAGTCTCTAGTTCTTAAATGAATTTGACCTAAATTAATCAAAAATTCATTAATTTTTGTTTGAGAAGTAGTTAGTTTATCTAATACTTCTTGTGATAATTGTTCAGTTTTCTTTGCCATAATATATTATTTGTATATATAAATATATAGTTTTTTAATTTTCGTATGGAGAATTTCCCAATAAATCAATTGGCCATTTACCCTTTAATTCATTAATTGTGGTAACATCGGATAAATCCATAGTTGGTAAATCTCTTAATTTTTGTTTTTGTGATACTATATCTGCTGTTGAATTACCAATCTCCAAAGCTTTCATAAATTCTACATCTAAAGTAGGAAATAAAATATTTCTAGAATCTCTAATATGCTTTATAAATGTTTCTTTAGCTTTTTCAATATCAATAAAATATGTTGTTGTTTCACCATTATTTAATGACCAATCAACATCATAACATTCTGCAAAATGAGAATCTCCAATAGATGATTCTATATAAAAATATTTAGAATCTGGTGGTATTATTTTATCCAAAGAACTACTTGCAAAACTTGGTATAAAAGTTGTAATTCCCATTTCGTTTTTAAAAACAATTAATTTTTCCATATTTTTATTTTATAAATCAGTTACTATAAATGATATAAAACCACCATTGTATCCTTCACCTATATATTGTGTACTATTATTTGTACCCATATATCTAAATGAAAATGCACTAGATGATTTTGAAACTAACATAGCTATATCAGTTCTTGAAGTTGATGCATAATCTATATTAGAACATGTCATAGTTACAGAATAATTTGAACTTCCCAAATCATTTAAAAAATATACAGTATAAACAGGTCCATGCGTTGAACTATATCCAATATAAGGTTGGCAATTATAATTATTATAAATTGCATAATAATTTGGACTTTGTTCTTGACTACTATTTCCACTTGCACCAATATATTCTATCATACCAAATGCTTTTACCGCAGCTGGATTACCTGGTATTTTACTCTCATCAGTTAAAAATCCAGATGGATTTGCATATCCTGCTGTTCCTGCTGTTCCATATGTACCACTTATCCAAACATTACCATTAACTTTCATAGTATATGGATATGAACTATAACCAGCATTCGTTCCATCAACTACTTGTATGTATTTATCAGGAGATATTACAGATTGAAATCCACCACCATTAACAAAAGTACCTGCTGATATTGGTTTAACAGTTACACTTCCTGCGTTTGGTTGAAAAGTAACATATGCATATGAATTTTGATATCCATAGTTTGTATTACCAGATGTATCTTCTGTATTTATATTGTAATTTGCTACTATTTTAATATTATATGATTGACCAGATACAAGATTATATGATAATTTAAATGTAATATTACTATTAATATTACTTGTTTGTGGATTTGATAAAATATCACCAGGAACTACAGTAAAATAAGATTCAGCAAATGCATATGTAGGATTCGAAGCCATTAAATAATTTCCAGAATTATCAGTCAATAACATATATGCGTATAAAGATGCGTATGCATTTCCTTCCGAATATGCTTGCCCATTTCCAGTAAATTGAAATGTAAATGTATGTTTACCACTAACCGCAGCTACAAATGGACCAGTTGATGTATTATATTCAAAAGAACCATATCCATCTGGATTGTAAAGAGATGGATTTGCTGGGTCTGCGGAATTATTTAAAGAATATGAACCAGTACTAGATACACTTGGAAAATATGTACCTGCTGCACCATAATAATCATGTGTTTGAATTGATGGTAGATTTAAATCAGTATCAGCTTGAAATCTTAAACTTCCAGCAGAATCATAAACTGCAATTGATGCAGAATCTCCTGCTGTAAATTGTACATCTGTATTTGATGATTCTAAAATACCAGGTGCAATTATCCAACCACCAATACTACCTCTATCCGTAAATATTGAACCACTTAATTCTAAATTTGTATTACTCCATTTTAAATATCCACCAGAACCACTTAAAGATAATGCGGGGTTTCCTGCTGAATATCCCATAAAAATACCAGGATTTGCATATCCTTGTCCATCCGTTTGACCTATTGATATATAAGGATTTGCATTTCCAGCTCCTTCATTTGCATTTATAGTTACTAATGCACTTCCACTAATAGCACCAACATTAACAGTCTTATCAACATAAACTTGTTTTGCAAATAATACATCAGTTGCTACAGAACTAAATTGTGCTCCAAACGATTGCCAATATGATGAATACGAACCACCAGTTACAGGCAATGTTGATGGGTCTGCTGTATGTGTTGTTGTACATAAATAATATGCCCCATCACTACCCATCACAACATCCGTTCTAGTTGATGTATGATAATAATAAGTTCCGTTTGTCCATTGTCCTCTATAAACTACACCAGGGCCAGGTCCTCCATTTGCACCATTAGTACCATTTAAACCATTTACACCACCACTACCAGCAGTACCAGATGTACCAGCTGCAGCTGCTATAATCCAAGGTCCTGTTCCCGGAGGTCCATCCGTTGCACCACCACTTATGTTTGCAACATGCGATGGATTAGAAGTACATTGCCAACTTTGTCCACTATATGTTACAATATCATTTAAATAATAAGTAAATCCGTTTGTCCAAGCTCCTCTAATTGCTCCCTCATTAACACCAGCAGCAGTTTGTCTTATTGCTCCTTTGATTATTAAAGTACTACCATCCCAATATAATCCAGATGTTGTTGATGTACCTGCGTTTACAATTGAAAACCTACCCGTTGTACCACTTGCTCCATTTTCATAAATACCTAAGAAGATACCACTTTGACCATATCCAATTACAGCAGGGTCTGTTGGGGAATATCCACCACCAGAAGTTCCATATGTACCATGTTGTCCTATAGCGATATATGGGTCAGTTCTACCACCAGCTATAATTACGTTTGCGAATTTTGAAGTATCTGCGTAAGTACCAACATTCAATGTATTCTTAACATATGATTCATCAAAGATAGCAAGTTTTGCAGATACAAAGAAATCTTGCGTTCCCAAATATTGCCACCAAGCATTATCTGCGGTTGTACCAGATGGTGCGTGTGCTCCAACTAAATTTGAATTTCCATCATATGTTGAAGGTCCACTACCACTTATAGCTGCGTAATATGTTGTTGGGTTAGTTCCATATATTACGGCATCTCTACGATAATTTGTTGTTTCTACACTTCCTATATAATTTGTTCCACTACTCCAAGTTCCTCTCATTACAACACCAGGTCCAGTATTTCCTTCATATTGAACTGCTATTGATTCGGTTTTAAATACAGTTGCTCTACCATCTTCAATATCTATTTTATAAACAATATAACCAGTTGGATTTGTTTTTGGATAATCCCAAGCAGTAATATCACCCATAGATGCAGATGGACCTGTTATTACATTTGATGGTAAATGTATAAATGATGAATGCGAATCTATTGATGCTGAAAACTCTCCAATAGAACCAATATAATTTCCTTGTAAATCATATGTTTGATTATCATATGTTGTTACTTCTTGCAATTCTTGGCTTCCTTTATAAACTCTAATTGTTGTACCAGTTCCAGCAAATGTTGTTGCTCCAGAAACTTTATAAACAATTGATGCGTTTTCATTTGATAATACAACATTATATGCATTTCCGCCAGATTTAAGTCCTTGAATTGTAACTTCGGAAAAAGTTACAGGCGGTAAAGTTGATGAACCATCTCTAGCATCCACTTTCCAAACAGAAGTTTCTCCCGCATTTGTTGCATCGGATGATGGAATTTCTAATGTTGGTGATGTTTGTATTGTTGAGTATGCATATCCATCTTTATAAAATCTATAATAAACAGAACCAGTAAAATTAAATGGTGTTGCTGTTAAGAATATAGAACCTTGAGGAGATACAACTGCACCATCTCCATCAAAGTTTACTGTTGTTGATGTTGATGCTACCGATAAACTTCTAGCTCCTTGTCCATCTTTAGTTCTTAAAAAAGTTTGAGAACCACTTACAGATATTGAACCCGTTGTGTGACCAGGCAATAATGAATATGGATATACATCAAAATTATATTGAATACTTGCTGTTGGAGAATCCATTCCATTAAATCCACTAACAATTAAAGTTGTTTTATCCAATAAACTACTTGTCAATGTAGCAACTGAAATATGATTTTGTATAATAGATGATGTTTGGAATGTACCAGGTTGTTTACTAGCTGTATATACTAAATAATCACTTCCTTCTCTTAATTGTATTGTTGTATTTGCAGGTGAATAATTATTTATTACACCAACTTGAGTTGCTGATAAATTTACATTTGCTGGTGTGATTAATACTTGAATTGGCGGTGCTCCATCAACTGCTTTTGTATAATTTTGTACAACACTTTGTGTATAATAAGATGATGTAAAATATGGATGAATTTCAAAATCATAAGTAATACTTCCACTCAATTGGGTAAGATTACTCATTGATACCATATTAAAAGATGAAGTATCGTTATAATTAAATGAACCAGTAATTATATTAGAACCACTAGCAAATACTAAATTAAATGTACCAGGTGTTTGAGAACCACTAAATGCTAAATACTTTGAACCTTGTTTTAATTTAATTTGAGTATTAGCTGGTGTGTATGTATTAACTACACCTTTTGCATTTGAATTAAGAATTACGCTTGCCGGTGTTACTTCAAATACAACAGTATCATCTCCCGGTTTTCCTTCAGGAACAATTTGCCAAGTTTTTGCTACACTAACTGATGAAGTTGTGTAAGGTTCGGTGTAAGTAAAACTAACATTTAAATGCCTACTTTCAGATGTTAAATAATATGTTGATGCACTACCAGGTCCAATTAAATTTTTATTATCATCAATAGCAGTAATAGTTACATGCGGGTCAACACTAAATGTAGTATAATACAAATAATAATGTGGTTGATAATCCAAATCTATTGACATTGATGGATACACATATATTGATGCAGATACTGCTTGAGTATTAGCTCCTCTAATATAAAATGATGCAGTTGCTGATGCTGATATTGGTGTGAATACAGTTGATGTTCTTGGTTGTATTGTAAAATGTTCAGTAGTATAATCTAAGAAACCAGTTCCCAATCCATCTTGCAAATCTGTCAATAAAGTTGTTGCTACAATTGATGCTGATGTAAGAGATGAAGTTGGTATTAAGTAAACTGATAATTGTTTATTTAATTGTGCTTTTAAAGTATCTCTAGTGAATATAGCGTTGTAGTCTAATTGTTGAGTTCCCAAAGAACCAGTTGTAATTCCTATTAAGAATCCAGAAGATGAAGCTTGAGTTAATGTAATATATTGAGAACCACTTAATACATGCAATTTATAATTACTTCTACCTTTTATAGAAGTTGAATTTAAATTTACAGTATTAACACCATCAACTACATACGCCTGTAATTCTAAACTTTGTGTACTACTATTACGAATCTCAGTTCCGTTGTATGCTTTAATAAAATAATTAATACCACCAAATCCGTCTAATACTCTTGTAATTACAGCGGTATCGGTATATCCTTCACATTCACCTGTAATTTCTACATATTGAACTTGTATATCACTTCTTGAACCAGTAAAATGTTGAACTGTTAAGAATGGCACTGAACCAGTTGCATTGCTCAATAAACCCGGATATACCATATCTCCAGTTGTATATTGTGAACCGGATAAAATATTTCCGTAAAAATCAATTGATTGTGATGTAAAATTAACTATTGAACTTGTTAATAAAGTTTTTGTTAAATTAAATGCAATTGTTGTTGGTGCTACTGGGTTAGAACCTGAATCAAATTGAAAATATAATGATGATGGGTTTAATTTAAAACTTTTATTTAAAGTTTGTAAGTTACCACCATTGAATAATTTTTGTTGCTCTACTCTAACAGGAATAAAGTTATTATTAATATCATAAAATTCAAAACGATAATCAAATGTTTCTACCGGTAAACTTCTTGGTACTGATTGTATAAATGTTATTTCATCAGGAGAAAATGCTGTTTCTTGTGCAGATGTAAAACTAACATTTGCAATATACCAACCTGTTCCAACTACTTCAAAATAAAGTTTAGGATTTTGAATTGAATTTGCAGTTATATTTTGTGTTATAGTACTTTTTTCTAAAAGAATATCTTCAGAAGATATTTGAGTAATAGTTTGTTCAATACCAAAAGGTGTACTATTACTTCCAGTTGATGAACCACTTAAAAATGCTCTAATATAATTATTAGGGTTTATGTTAGCTCCTAATCTTAAATTAAAACTTAATGTATATTCCTTACCACTATTAACTGAAAGAGATTCTGATGTAAAAAAATATTGAGATACTCCACTATTATTATCTAACTTAGCAGAATCATATAAATAAGTTTGATTGAATGTTTCTATTAAACTATTAGATGATGTTACCCAATATTGTTGTAAAAGTGGTTGTGTAAATATACCATAGTAATCTGATATTGCATTTGAAGAATTTAAATTAATTAATAATTCATTTGATTCTAAAGTTACTTCTTGTACAAATTGATAATCTCCAATATCCGATTGAGATTTTCTAAATATTTTAACTCTAGCTACATCACCAGTAAATGTTGTTAAATCGGTTAAACTTATTTTTGCAAATGAACCAGTTAATGCACTTGCTGCTAAAGTAGTTCCTTCTAAATAACTAAATGAAGCTGTATATCTTTGATTTGTAAATGAGGTTACATTACCATTTGCATCAGTATATGGATTTGATACTAATAAATCAGTACTACTAACTACTTCATTTGATAAAGGAAAATAATTTAAATCAGTTAATTCTAAAGTATTACCAACAATCGAACCAGTCCAATGTGTATTTCCATCAGTTGTCAATTTATAATATGTTGGTAAAGTATATCCACTTAAAGATTGCCCTTGACCTGGCGTTATTGGAGTACCACTAACAGAACCACTCTGAACAACAGTTGTGATAACTGTTGCATATAATGGTTTAACCAATTCATCGATTGTTACCTTTGGTCTTTTATAAAATCTTACTTTATCTTCGTTTGAAAGTAATCTATTTGTTTTAAAATTCTTTTGCCACTTTACATTATATACACCTTTCCAAGCATCAGGCACATCAACCAAAACATTATTTGAATCATAATATTTTTTTAATTCACCTAATACAGTAATGTTAGCATCACCAATTGGGGTATCTTCATAAACATAAACTGCTACAACTTTAGAAGTTCCTTCATAATATTGAGGAATACCTTGACCTGGTTCAAAATAAATAGGATTTCCATTAACATCCAAAATCTCAATTTTGATTTCAGTTGTTTCCATAAGATATTGAGAACCTTCTATTAGGAACGCATTCTTACCAGCAGTAAATGTATCTTTAAATTCAGTTATTTTAAAGTATTGTGAATTTGGGTCATTATCAACAACCAAAGTTTCATAATATTTTAAATGTGGGTCTACTATTGGGGAGTACTTCTTAATTCTTGCCATTTTTCCTATTTTGTATCAATAAATATTGTATTTAATATTTATAATTAGCTGAATCTAAAGAATACTTTAGAAAATTTTAGAAAGTTATGAAAAAATACGCAATGATACAAATAGATGCGGAGGTGCATCAAGCTTTAAAAGAATATTGTAAGGAAAAAGGATATAAAATAAATGGGTTAGTAGAAACCCTTATAAAAGAAAAGGTGGAATCCTCAAAGAAGACCCCACCTAAAAATGTATTACCAGTTGTTAGAAATTAATCTTAGAAAATCCATCTACTTTTTTAATTTCAATAAGTCCATCTACAATATCTCTCATTTGTTCTAAGTGAGAAATTACCCAAATAAAATCGAATTGAGTTTTAAGATATTGCATCATCATAAATAGGGATGATAGGTTATCTGCATCCAATGTTCCAAACCCTTCATCAATTACTAAGAAGTTAGGCCTAGGAAGGTTGCATATGTTAATTAGAGCCACTCTAATCGCTAGTCCTGATATAAATTTCTCCATACCACTACACATCTCTAAAGCCCATTCCTGGTCTTCGTAAACGATTTTAGCGTTAATATTCTTTCCATCAGTATCCATAGCTATTGAGAAGTCTACCACTTGTCCTAATATATTATTCACTTCGTTTTCAATAGCTGGAAGTGCTTTAGATATTAATTCGTATGGTACACCATCTTTTTTAACTGCATCCAAGTAAAATGTATATAATTGGTTTTTACTTTCCAATTCCTTTACTTCTTGCATCTTAGATACCATATTATCAATATAAGTTTTTGTTGCACCAACTTCTGACATCAATTTTAACATCTTTTTATTTAAATCAGATATTTGTTTTTCAACATCTTGCTTTTCTGTACGAACCTCATCAATTTGAATTACCAATGCTGAATTTTGTGTAATTGTTTCTTCGTTATCATTATATCTTTGAATATCTGCTTCGGCAGTTTCTAATTGATTCTTTAATAATTCTATTCTGGCTTCCATTGTTCTAATATCACCATCATATCTTTCCCTTACACCAATCAATCTACTATATTCATCATTCCATTGTTTCCATTGTCTAAATTGGTCTTCAACATTTGATATTAATGCTAATGTTGCTACCAATTGATGAAGTTGTGTATTTAAATCTTCCATTTGAGTAGCCTGTAATTCCAATTCATCTTTTGTTTTTAATGCATCTTTAACAAATACATTATTCATACAAAAATCACAATTAGGGTCATACTCATGCTCTTCTAAATGAGATAACTTTTCTTTATTAGATTCTATTGATTGTTCTAATAAATCTATTTGATGCTGAATATCATTCTTTTGAGTTTTCAACTGATTAAACTCAACAATTGCTTCTCCAATATCATTTCCATTAATCGTACTCTTAGCATCAACCATTTCCTTTGCTTCAAATACTAATTGTTTTGTTTCAGTATGTAATAGGGTTGTTTTGAACTTTAAATCAGTCCATTTTGTTAATTCACTTTGTATCTTTGAAAGTTTATCGTTTAAAACATTGATATTTAAATTTCCTTGAATTGGAACTAATTGTTTAGATAAGTTTACAATTGTTTCTTCTAATTCAGTCTTTTTATTTTCCAATTCTGCTTTTTCCGCATCTAAACTATCATACTCCTCTCTCTTAGAATTTAATGTTGCTTCATTTTGTGCTAATTCGGAAGTGAAGTCGGTCTTTCTGAAATTTCTGATAAGTGCATTTACATCCTTAATATCATTAGTAGCCGTTTCATACAGCTTATCAAATATATCAAGTCCCATAAACTGAGCCATCAAATCCTTTCTCTCCGATTGTGATTTATCAATGAATAGGGCGTTGTTAGCTTGTAAAGAAAGTGCTGTCATAATGAAATCCTCATATCTTCCTACATAGGTTTCAATGATTTGATTTGTATCCCTTCTCTCCGTTCCGTTTAGGGATATCTTCTCACCATCTTCGTTTTTCCAAAATTCAACATCTACCTTTACATTCTTTCCTTTGTTAATAACTCTACCTTCTCTACGAATACCATACTCAACACCATCAATAAGGAAATCTAATTGGCAATGGAAATCTTGCTTTCTATTGTTCATAATTGCAGCTGCTTTATAAGCTCTACTACACTTATCAAAAAGGCAAAATGAGATTGCATCAAATAGAGATGATTTACCTTGTGCATTTGGTGCAAATAATCCCATCAATCCGTTTACCTTATCGAAGTTAATGATATTGTTTTCTCCGTATGAAAACATATTACTGAAATCAAACTTTATTGGTTTCCAGCTTATGTTTCTTTGTAATTCTGATGGTTGGATTCTACTATTAATATCACGATTTATATTCTCTATCCCAGCTAAGTCCTCCTTTGTCACAAATGGCATCATACGTTCCACATATTCCCCTATTAAAGAGTTTTGATGGTTTATATCAGCTACAGTATCAACTTCCAACCTTGCTTCTCTATCGTTGGTTTTCTTCTTATTGAATGAATCGGTTCTAATGATTGTGAAATCCTCTACACCATACTTTGCCGTAATATCAGCCATCATTCTTTTAGTATCTGCGGTATCAGTATTAGATACTCTTACTCTTAAACGAGGATACAATGGCATATCATCTACATCCGGTACAATTCCATTATCAACATCCAAAGTATAGTAACCATACTCGTTTTTGATATCAACTTCTTCGTAAGTCATTGTTTCCAAATCCCAAACTAAGAATCCGTGCTTATCAAGGGTTTCACCAAAGTTTTGTTGTACCAAAGAGCCGGCATATACCACCTTACATCCGCTTGGTGATATCATCTCTTGTCTTTTATGGATATCTCCTAATAGAGCTAAATGGTATCCATCAAATATATCAGTTGTAAAATGTCTACTACTAACTACATAACCCACATCGGTTGTAGAGTTATCAACAGGTCCATGAAATAATGCAATCTTTCTTTCTGCAATTAAATCTTCTGCTTTAGGCCAATTAGCCTGATTATCAAATATAGAAAATACAGCGAACTCACATTCACCATAATAAAATACTGATGTATCTCTTAGATAATGTAGGTTTGGCAATTTTAATGCATCTACAATTGGAGTAAGTACATCCAATCTATCCGAATTATTCATATTACAATCGTGATTGCCAGCAATCATAATAGTTGTACAGGTATTAGAACATTCAGTTAATAACCAACTAATTTCTTTTACCAATTCAGGACTCATTTCTAATTTAGCATGAGCTATATCTCCAGCTAAATAGATAATAGAATCCTCAGTTCCTCTTTTATTAATCTCCTCAAACATTGAGTTAAATACTTCTCTAAACTCTTTGTGTCTTTTAATGTTACGGATGTGTATATCCGCAATGTGATAAATTCTTTTTAATTTACTCATATATTATTTAATTTGGATAGAACCAAATCATCCCATCCAGTTTCTTTTGCTCCCTTCAATAGTTCGTTTACTTTTTGGAATCCCATTTCACCAGCATCTTTATCGGTTGGTATAATGTTACGAACTTTGATTCCATTCTTTAAAAAGTAATCCGTATGTTTAGTTGAATCTGCAATAGCATCAGCATCTAACATAATAGTTACTTCTTTAACTCCCTTCTCTATAATTTTGTTCTTTAATTTACTTAGTAAGAATTTACCAAGCAATGGAATACAATTTCTCTTAATTGAGAATGAATCAAATACACCCTCACATAAAGTAATGGGCTCATTCCAATTGATTTGATTATCAAATACAATCACATCTCTATTAACTGGTGGATTCTTATATTTCATTCGTTCTTCTTTGTAATATGAACGAGCTACAAAGTAATTCAAATCACCACTCTCATCATAAGATGGAACAATGATTCTACCACCATACAATCCTTCATCACAATAACCAATATTGTATTTAACAATATCCGCTTGAGTAATACCCCTTTCTTTTAGGTAATTCATAGCTTGATTATATTCTGGATTAATTCCTTTTGGTTTGAAATATAATTGTTTAAATTCCGATGGTAATTGTAACTTAGCTACATACTCATCTTTCTCAACTAATGTATAATCCTCATCTCCATAGATATCTCTTAACTTATTAAGGTCTCTTATATCCACATTGAGTTTGCGGAGAAGGGATTGTATTGACCTACCCTTAGAATCACATACCCAACAATGCCATCTTTGAGTATCTAAGTTTACTTGAAGTTTCTTTTTATGGTGATTACAAAATGGACAATGGTGTGCCTGTTCATTACCCTTAAGTGATGAACCTACACCCAATGCGGTGTCCAAAATGTTAATGACTGTTAGTTTATTCTTCCCAGATAGCATATTATGTATATTATATACAAATATACGAAAATTATGGGAATTTACCAAATTAATGGGTTGCGTTCTTACAATCTCTTAAAAAATCAGCCAAAAATTGTAATTTTGCTGCTACTTCTGCTCTAGGATGATTGGCTTCAACCATTCCTTTAACATCTAATAAAGAATCTGCTGCTATTAATAAAGCATCATCTTTTGCATTTAAAAATGCTTCGGAAATTCCGTACTTTTTTGCGATTTCAGGTATTTGCATAACTATTGGTTTATTATATCCTTACGGAAGAATTTTCCCATAAGGTTTTCGTTTATTGAATTTGGGTCTGAAAGTACATCGTATTTAAACTGCCAATATACTTCAAAATATGTTAGGGATTTTTTAGAATAACAAAACTGAATAATTTCTCTTTCAAAATCTTCACTTCTTCCAGCTTTTACTTCCGATTTAATCCATTCGTTTGATGAGTAGTATTTTTCCCAATCAGATGCACTTCGTACAACTCTCTTTCGGGTTTTACCTTTTAGGGGTTTTAATCTTCTTATTTGGTTTAGGGATTTCTTACCTATATAGTATTTTCCAGTTGGTATGTGTATAATCTTATAGACAAAACCAATAGCACCTTCGGGGGTGCTTTCTTCTGTAACAATATTTCCATTAAATTTCCAGCTCATATTATCTTTTAACCTGAGATGAATATGTTTTTTGAGAATCATATCCACCAACATTTCCATTACCACTTCCTAACTTACCATGTCTAGAAGTTTCTAAAGTTTTATCATCTATTTTGGTATCTTCTATGATAGCTTTATCTAATCCAGCTGCATTAATTTTTGCAGTAGTAGGAGTGTTTTTTGTGTATAAATCAATTAAACTTGACATATCTTAAATTGTTTTTCTTATTATAAATATAACATTATGTGTCAAAACGAACAATAAAGTTTACAGGGTAATCCGGTAATGACTTTACAGCCTTTGGTAATTTTGCTACTGCAACCATATTTAAATCATCATCATATAATCCAATTGTAGTAATATATGGTGCTAAATAAGAACCAGTAGGGTCTACAGAACCACTTTCAAAATAATCATCAAAACTCCCAACAACAGTCGGGTCTATTGATGAAGTAAATGGATATCCAGCGTTTCTTATATATCTAATCCCAGCTATATTAATAGTTTGTTCGTATGTTTGGGTTAGAGTTGGGTCATATGGGTTTGTAAGTGTTGCTACAAAAGTACTATTTCCATCTTCATAATATGATGAAGGATTTGTAGATGTATTAAATTCATTTTCTAATACTGATATAAAAATCTCATTCTCATATATAGTTTTTGTAGAACGAAAATATAAAGAATAATTTAAAAAAGAAGTACCATTTGTAATATCTTTAGTCATTACAATTAATCCTCTATCATAAAATACATTACCATATATTTCATTATTATAAAATAAATTAGAATAACCATCATCCACATAATCATTAGTGCCATCATTTAAAATCACAGAACCTACTTTTATACCTTCTCCATAATTAATTTGAGGAATTGAAATAACTGCTATATCATTTCCTATTACTCTCTCATCAGTTGAAGCGTATGATTTTCTATTTCCAACTTCCGTAAATAAAGAAGCAGTTGCCGAATTTAAATAAAATTGAGCTGCAATAGAATCATATACAAGTCTTTGATACAATCCATTTGATTTTGGGTCAGATGACGGGTCAAATAAACTATCTGTAATATTAGTACCATAAACAGTAGGTACATCATTTTCATCCAAAGTCCATTCTTTATAAACTTTGAAAGGTCTAATGATTATATCAGATTTTGAAATTTCCTTTAACATATTATCTATAAATATTCTACAAATGAAAAACCCCCTTTCGGGGGATTCTCACTTTATCTTAATTCATATTAGAATGATAATTTAACTTTGATTAGGATTTCCTTATCAAATGATTTAGCGATTGGTTGTGAAGTTTTAGCTACTGCAATCATTTCGTTTGCATCGTTCAATAAACCAACAGTTGTTACATATGTGTAAGGGTCAGTATTGAAAGTAGATACTTCAAATGCTCCGTTTGAACCACTTACAAATGTAGGGTTGTTAGAGTAGTTAAATTCTCTATTTGTTGCTCTTACAAAGAAATGTTGAGTTGATACATTTTCAGTTCTTCTTGCTTCAAATTCACCACTAGCACTTATTGCGTAGAATAATCTTTTGTGATTATATTGTTCAGCTGCAGTTGATGCAGAACCACTTAAGTTACCAATTAAAGTTCCTTGTGAATCTCTAACACTACCAACAGTTGCTCCAATTGCTTTTGGATTCAATACAATAATACCTTTATCAGGATAGAATGTACCAAAACCTAAACCAGTTGTAGTATCGGTTGTTGCTGCAATAGTTGCATCGTTTTGAGTTCCTAAATTTAATGCTCCACTTACTACATTGAATACTCTACCTGGCTTACCAGCAGTATCAGAAAACTTCTTACCACTATCATCAATGAAAGTGAATACTCCGTTTGACCCACTTAAATATAATTGCCAGTTACCAGAATCCATTGATTCTCTATATCTTGCTCTTTGAACATTAATTACATAGATATCATCAGATGTAGTTGTTGAACCAGCTGAGTTATTAAAATAAAATTTATCAACACCACTATCCAATAATAAACTTCTATATTGGAAATAAGTACCTTTAGTTGCTGTTAATGAGTTCTCATCTACAGTCAATGATACTGAACCACTTCCATCATAATGTCCATAAGCTACTGCAAAGTTAATTTCAGCTGCTGAGTTTAATTGTGGATTTTGTTCATATACATTTAAGAAATATTCTGCATTAGTAGATGCTGCTTGAGTTGATGATGTATAGAATGTAGTTAAAGAACCACTATCTAAACTCCATAATCCTGTTGTTACAACTTCAGTCTTTGCATTTACAACATCATAAGTTCCGAACATTTTGTATATTCCAGTAGTTACTCCGCCAGTTGAATTTGAAATTTGTTGACCAGCTGGTAGTACACTATTAAGAATAGATACGATTTGATTTGTGTCAACCTGTCCAGAATTAGCTAATGCTGAAATCTGAGAGGTTATATTTGGGTCATTAATTAGTGCCATTTTATATATCTATTTATTATGCTTTATAAGTTACAGTTACTGGAATAGTTTGAGAACCACCTGTTTCATTTCCATAAACAGTAATAGTAGTTTTAACATCAGATGTTAAATTTGGATTTGGAGTAAATCTAAACTCCAAACCACTAACTACTTGTGCGGTAGTAGTAACTGATTCACCTAAGAATACAGGAATTGTACCACTTGCTGTTGAACCTTTAGTTACAGTTATTGTACCAGCTCTTTGGTCTGCTAATACCACAGTATATCCAGCTGAACTATTTCCAGCAGGAGATGTAGTAGGAGTCATACCAACACCACCATCAGTTTGATAAACACCAATTTGTGCAATACCCAAAGAAACCACAGGTATTTTAGTTGTACCTTTTGGTAAAGTTACCAATTTATATCTTAATACTTGAGTTTCATCAGGAGATGCTTCAGTAATTGGTAATGATAAAATTGCTGCATCGTAGTAAGCAGAACCCTTTGGATGTGCTGGTTCATATAATGCGTAATCAATTTCATCATCTCCTAAAGCAAATTTAGTGATGTTTAAAGATTGTCCTTGTGCTAACTTTTGTCTACCTTTTTTGGTAAGAATAGCATCTACTGTGATGGTTGTATTATCTAAATATCCCATTTTATAATTGTTTTCTATTTTCTATAAATATAACTAATTTTTATTTTTCATCAGATTAATTCACTTCCAATATAGGTTCTCCCGAGCCACGTCCTGTCTTAGCCACTCTAAGAATGTTAGGATTTGTTGTGAATGTTTGAATTGGGTCTAATCCATCTGGTGTTGTTGTAGCATCTTGCGTAGAACCTTTATGGAAAGAACGCTGTAATCCTTCACTTAAAGTGTTTTTAAATTTGTAGTGTGTAGGATAATATCCATCCAAAGGAGTTACAGATATTGTAGTACCACCAACGCTTGGTTGATATGGAACTCCATATGATGCAGTTACAAATGGAATTATGTTTACTTCATATTTGTATTTAGTAACAGGTATATCTTCATAAACTACTTGGTCACCAGGTTGTGCACCTATTGTTGGGTATCCAGCTATTTGAGTTGATATATTTTGTGTATATGATTTTTCAACCAAATCAACAATAACTCTTGATGAACTTATATTACCATGTAAATCTATTGTTTTTTGAATACCAACACCATTTTTTGCATATAATCCAAATCCAGCTATATCTAATGAATTTGCATCCATGCCAACAACAGTCATTGCAAATGCATCCACTTCTGCTGTTATAGAAGAACCAGATGGAATTTGTATTGATGTTTCATATGTTGGATATGAACCTTCTAATGAACCACTAAATCCATAATCAATCTGCCCATCATACATTGGAGTTGTACCAACTAATGTATAAGTTTCATCTGCATTTATATCACCCTCAATGTTATTGTATTCAAAATCAAATGTAGCTACTTTGGTTGCATCTAATAAAGTATCTTCACCAACTACATCACTTTCAATTACATAGTTTTCATTTGCCACAACCTCACCTTCAATATTATTATATTCAGTTGTTGGTTTGTCCCAAAGAGTTTTATTTCTTTCTAAAAAGTGAGGTTCTATTAATAATCCTTTAGAAACCTTTGCTCTAGCAGGTGCAATATCATGCAATACATCAAATAAAGATTTATCAATGTATTTAATTAATTGAATATATTCATTTATGTTTCTATCCAATCTTTCAAAATAATATTCTCTTAATTTTTGTAGTTCGGAATAATTTTCTTTGTATTCATCACCAGGGTCACCAATATAATTATCAATATTAAAATCACCAAATGCTTTTAAAATATCCATATTCAACTCCTTAGTTGGAGAAAGAAATAATCCTAAACGAGATGAATCAATAGGAGCTCTATCAAATGATTTTTTAGTTGCTCTAACTTTATAAGATAAATCGCTTACCAATTCAATATCTTCAAAACGAATTTTATTTGAAAATCCAAATCCAACAGAAGGAACATTTGCTGTTACAGTTCTATCGTATGGTTCATATTGGAAAGGATATGATGAAGCTGAATAGAAATTTTGTGCATATCCATAATCTTCACCATACTGCTGATTAATTGAAACATTTTTAATATTATTATCATCCGTTCTATCTTTAGGATATTCAAAATCCAATCTATATAATAAATCTGCAGTTGATGCTGTATATGAATTACCATTTATTGCATCAGGGAATAAACTATGATTTTGAAATTTAGATATTTCTAACGGAACTCTCCATAAACGAAACTCATCTATATTTCCCACAAACCCATTTCCACCAACAGTTAGGAATGAACCACTTTCCCATATATCAGTAGTGGCCATAATTGACATACTAGCATATGTTAAAATTCTATGTCCATCAGTTGTTGAATAATTTATTTCATACCAAGAAGAATTTCCACCCAAATCATGTCTATTAACTAATACACTTGAATAGTAATCCAACGATACAGGAAATTCCAAACTTCCAGTTACTACATCAGCATCGGAAACATAGTATATAGTTTGGTCCATATAATATGTTTGAATAGAAGCGCTGGTAAATGGTTCTAAAAAGTATGAATATGCTGAGCCTGTCCCCATTCCCAAATCAATATCCAATCTAGCAAAAGAACCAGTTGTTTGAATTAAATTAATTCCAAAGTTACTTCCCGATATTAAAGAATATGTACCATAAGATGATGGTTTTATTCTAAATTCTATTGATTCAGGATAATTTGAAGTAGGTGATACAATGTGCCAAGGAATAGATAAAGATGATGATTGCTCCATTACTAATGCAGCAGTTCTATCATCAAATGTAAATTGAGTTACACCATCAGCGCTTGGGTCTTGAGGTCCACCAAATTCCATTATTGTCAACATAGATTGAGGAACACCATAACAAGCCATAATAGCTTTCATAGCTCTAGCAGTTCCTTTATGTTTTAATATATAAGGTAAATTATTTAATATTCTTCGCCAAACTTCATTATTTGCATCTTTTAATGGCATTGAATATTTTTGTGTACCATCCTTATAAGTACCAAATGCATATTCCCATAAAAAATGAGAATCAAATGCTTTTCTAGTATTCCAACCAAATGATTCTAACATATTTTGAACCATATCGTTTGCAATACCAATAATTTGTTTTTGTTCTAATATTTTATTACTATTACTAGCATTTATATAAGCCCATACAATATCAAAATGTTGACCTATCATGTCTAAGAATAAAATAAAATCTGAATTTTCAGTATCATTTTTTATAAACTCAGGTATGTTATTTGATAGTGAGTTTGTATTGTATTTATCATAATATTCCGAATCATTTAGTAATCCAGCAAACCAATCAATCACATATGAATCCGTACTAGGTATTAAAGAGCCATCTATATTTTTAGGATATGCCAAATCATTTTTTGATTCATATAAAAATGTTTCATATCCATCAAATGTTCTTACTATTTGATTTTTTAATTCTAAATTTTTATTTGCTTCATTTACTGAAGAAATTGAGTTTATCCAAGTTGAACCAGAAGCTAATGATTGATATTTTGATTCATATAATTCTATTAATTGTATTTTGTAAAAGAAATTATTTGCTCGTTCTGCTGCTGAACCAAAGTTTACAAAATTTGAGAACATATAATTAGACCCGCTTACATATTGTATATTAAGTTTAGTAGTATCTATATTATTTGCTTCAATATATTTGTTAAATAAATCATTTGATGTTGCAGAACCACTTGCTAACAAATCATCATAAACTTTAAATCCAATTCCATTATCAGTCATTAATGAAAAATTAGGTCCTTTTAATGGAGGACAAAATTGCTCACTTACACCAACTAAATTTAAAGTATCAATTATTGGACTTGATTGTAATTTAGAAATCCAAACTTGCTGATTTAGTTGTATTGTAGTATCTAATGGTTCGTATAATTTTAATATCAAACTATTATTACTACCAGTCCAAGTTGTAATTACTTTATTATTACCACCTCCCAAAT